CGTTTCCTACCCGTAGGCGGCTGGTCCGCCTCCTACGGTCCCTGAACCGGGGGGCCTCCCGCCGGCGCGGTGGAGGCGCAACGGCGGGCCCGATCAGCTGAGGGCGCCCTTCGACAGGCGCATCAGCTCGTGCTCGATGCGCTGCGGCAGCACCCGGGCGACCGTCGAGGTGAACGCGTCGGCTGTCGCGCCCTTCACCATCTCCGCTGGGATCGCGACCCCGGACTTGGCTTTGGCAATCGGAAGTCGCGCACCCTCGCTGCGGTAGAAGACGTGACGGCCAGCGATAAATCCCTGCCTACCGCCAGGCCACTGACCACCGCGCATGAAGGTGGCTGGATAGACCGTGCTTCTGCCGAACGGCTTGGCCACGACACCGATGTCGCCCTCTTTGGGATCGAAGAACTTGAGGCTGACGTCACCGCCGCGGGTCGTCATCGTGTAGGTGAGATCGCCCCACTCCGAACGCTTCGGCTTGCCGATCGCCTTCACGATCACCTTGCGCTTCAGTCCGGTCTGGGTGGTCAGCGCCCGGACGACCTGCGTCTTCGCCATGTCGCCGGCACGATTGATCGCCCGGTTGGCGACCTTGCGCATTTCCTTGTCGCCGAGCGACCTGAGCATGTTGTCGAAGCGGCGAAGCCCCTCGACATCGCCCCAGGTGACCTTCAACGACATGACGGTCTCCCCAACGCAAAACGCCCCGGTGGGTGACCGAGGCGTCTGAACTTTTACAGTGTTCATGGCTTGCACCAAATTCCAGTCGCAAGTCAAGCCACCTTGCGCTCCCGCCTGTGGGTATCATCGTCCTGATCCACGAAATTGACCGCGAAGGCGCCGCCGCTCGCCTGTGCCACTCGCCTGTCGTCCCACGGCCATAACCGCCGCGACGGCCCATCGACCCGGTGCTCTGCGAGCGTTCCGTCGAGGTCGGCGGCCAGCGCCGCCAGCGCCAGGACGAAGACCTGATACTCCGCCCGGTCACTGACCAGCCGCGCCGGGTCCGGCGTCAGTCGGGCCTTGCGATAGGCGTTCGGGTACGGCCGCCGCAGGACACGGTCGAAGCCATCCGCTTCCACCATCATCAGCGGGCGTCCCTCGCCGGCGGAGCGCTCCACCATGCGGAACCACGCCTCCTTGCCGTTCGCCCCGCAGACGGGCTTGCGCGTCACCGCTTCCGTCGCCCGCCATTCGGGGAACTGGCCGAGGATCGCGAGCCGGGCGATAGTGGCCGGCATACGCCCGCCGTTGATCTGGGCGATCGCCAGTCCGCGCATGTGGCAATCGTCCCGCTCAGTCTCCGTAAGTTGCGAGCCATCCGCCAGCACCAGATCGGTTAGGACATCGTAGCCAGGCGCCGCGTCGAAGCTGACGCCCGCCAGCCGCGACACCGCCTGCCCGACCAGCACCGCATCCGGATGCGGCCCGTCCTCGGACGAGAAGTCCGGCACGCAGCCCCAATGGTTCGACATCTGGATCAGCGCAAGCGTCTCGCCGTATTCGCTCACAGGGTCCCAGCCGCCACGGCTGGCGCCGGGCCCGGCATGGCGAACAACCAGATCCCCACCCGCCTTCGGCAACTCCTGCCGATACGCCCAGGCCAACAGCGCTTCAATTCCGATCCGTTTCATCGTCTGTCTTTCCTTCAAGGATGGTTATGCAGGGTTGATGCAGGGTCTATGGAGAGACTGTGATGGATGAATATTCAAAGTTTACAATAACTTGAGAGGATGGATGATGGGTTGGTGGGTTGTCTCTTATCTATGAGGTTTCAAGCTCTCCCCCGAAGCCCCTCTCTTACGCGGGCGCACGCGAGAACCCTGCACGACCCACCACACCCCTTGCGGAGCAACGCCCCGCACCCCTCCCCGAACCCGCCAAGGCCACTACCAACCCTCCAGAACCCTGCAATATCCTTCGAAGTCAGACCGGTGGCGTTCCCGCGAATGGTGGGTCGCGGGCAGTTCGCGAAGCCTCGAAAGGGCTCGCGGGAGAGATGAGAGGATCGGAGCCACCACGCGGCGGCGCACGGGTGCGCCGAGGAGGGTCGCGATTGCCACCAAGGGGCTTGCGGGTCACGTCTCCCGCGTCTCGCGCACGGCCGTCGCCAGCAGGTCGAGCCCGCTCGCAATACTGGACCCGGCATCGCTCGTCGCTTCGGCGAGCTTCATGAACGACAGGTCGATCGCCTGGACCGCCACCGGCGGCCCCGCCTCCCGGACGGCCTCGGCGAGCGTCAATATGGCCGCGGCGATGGCGAATTGCCCGTCGTTCACGGCCTTGCGTTCGATGGCCTCTCTCTGCTGCGCTGTCAGCATCATGCGTCTCCCTGGTTGATCCGGCGCAGCACTTCCGCCTTGAGCCGCAGCCCAACCAGAATCACCCGCCGGCGCAATCCTCGCGGCAATGGCCGGCGAGCGCCATGCTGCAGCCGAACATTGCGTCGGTCATCCGCCGTACCCCGCCGGATACGACCCGTCCTCACCGGGCGGCTGTGGCACGTTGATCAGCGTGATGCCGACATAGCGGCGCGCCTGGGCGCCTTCGAGCCGCTGGAACTTCTTGCCCATGATCCGGCCGAAGCGCGTCTCCGAGATCGGCTTGATCGCCGAGGCGCCGGCCCAGGCCGTGTAGGCGCGGTAGAGATCGCGGGCGAGCACCTCCTCGTCGCCCTTCGGCCGCACGCACTGGCTGACGAAGCCGCTGGTCGGGTCCATGTCGTCCCGGTATTTCTGGGTCTCCTTCGCCACCTGTTCAGGGATCACCAGCCCCTCGGTGAGGAAGATCCGTGCGCCCTCGATCAGCCAGTTGAGGATGCCAGCGCTCTCTTCCATGAATTCGCCGACGACGTCCTCGAAGTCGCGCTGCTGATCGTCGGGAATCGTCTTCGGCCACAGCACCACGGCCATGCGCCGCCAGATGCCGTTGTCGGTGCCGGTGATCTCCGGATAGTCATTGCCGCTCATGTGAGCGGTGAAGATCGGTCGGAAGGTGAAGTAACCGGCATAGAGGTCGCGCACGCTCATCTCTTCGCCGCCCGTCAGCTCCTTCACCAGGTCTTCGCGCAGGGGCTCGCCGCGCGGTAGTTCCTTGACCCGCAGGAGCCGACGCCCGTGCAGCAGCGCGATGTCCGGCGAGGCGCCGCCGGCCTGGCCGGATGGTCCGAAGAACGAAGAGGACGGCAGCGTGACCGCCGCCTCGCCGAGCACTCGGCACATCACCTCCATCGCCACCGACTTGCCGTTGGCGCCATTGCCATAGTGGAAGAACAGCCGCTGCACCGTAATCCCGAGCAAGCCGATGCCGAAGCCGACCTGCACCATGCGCCGCTGCTGCGCGTCGGGCTGGAACTCCTCGATGAACCGCGTCCAGCGCGGGCAGGTCGCCTTGGGATCGTATGCTACGGGCACCAGTTCGCTGATCAGGTCGTCGCGATCGTGGCCGCGCCGCGCCACCATATTTCCACGCCGCACGGTGATCGTCGCGGGCGTGTCCGCCGGTGCATCCTCACGCTCGGCCTCGGGATTGACCTCCTCGTCCTCTACGATGCCGAAGGTCAGCGTGGCGTTCTTCACCGCGACCTTCAGCGGGTCGGCATTGAAGGCGTCCGGATCGGTCATCAGATGCGGCGCGACGCAAGTGAGCATCGCCTCGAGCCGGCTCTTGTTGCGGCAGGAAATGCCGTACTTGCGCCGCTCCGTGCGCGCCCCCTCAATCGCGCCCCGCGCCTTCTCCGCGGCAGTGATCGTCTTCTTGTCGGCGGCCGTCTGCTCGCTGGCCGGCTTCGCCGCAAGTTCCCGTGCCGCCTCGATCAGCGCCGCCTGGCGCTTCGATGGCGTCAGCAGCCCCGCCTCGGCCTCGATCCGCTTGCCGACAAGCTGGGCGATCCGCTGCGCCCGCTGGTTGCCTGTGCCGGTATCCCAATGCGTGCCGGTCCAGACGACGAAGGACGGACGCGTCGCCTTCTCCTGTGCCAGCACCCGAAGATCCCGGCCGAAATGCGCGATCAGCCGATAGGCGTTGTCGGTGTCGGACTGGTCGAGGCCCGCGCAGAAGGCGAGCGTCGATTCGTCCACCGCCTCGGGATCGCCGGCCTGCGGGATCTGCAGGCCATTGACGACGACCTTGCCACCGGCAACGGGTTCGCGGGCTTCGGGCTCGGGCGGCGGCGCGGCCACTAGGTCGTCTTCGGAGAAGGCGCGAGTGAGTGCCGCCCGCACGGCCGCCAGATGTTCGTTCTCGGTCTTTGCCATGGTCAGGCCGCTTTGCCGGTACCGGAGAGGAGGTCGGTGAAGTCCAGGCCGCGACGGCCGGGCCACAAGGTCCGCACGCGCCGGCCTTCCCTTGCCAGGCGCCGCTCGGCGCGCAGCATTGCGGCGACCGTGGCGTAGGGCTCGGAATCGCCGTCGGCGACGAGCAGGATCTCGGTTACCTGCTCGGGCGCCTGCGCGGCATCGTCCGGCGCCTGGTCGGCCTTCGGCACCGGCCCCTGCACCCGCAGCGGCCGCGCCTTGCCGTTCCTGTCGTCTCGAGTCAGATTCGGATGGCCGAAGGCGCTCTTCGGATCGGCGGGCCCGGCCAGATTGCCGAGATCGCCGGCGGCGGCGTAGAGCGTGTCACCACGAAACCCTTCCGCTACACCGACGGCCAGAACGTTCTCGATTCCCTCACCGATCACCAGCCGGTGCCGCCCGGCCTCCGCCAGGATCCGGTCGCTCATCTGCACGAAGCCGACCAGCGGGATCAGCCCGCCTTTCTTGGTCCCGCGCATTTTTTTGGTTGGCAGGCGTTCACCCGGCGTGCCGGGGTCGGTCAGCACCGGCCGCCCCTTGCGCTGGCCCAAATCGATCCAAGTCAGATGGCAGCCGACGACGACGCCATCGGCATCGACGAATGGCGCGACCATTGCCGGCCCCTCGTGCACCGCTACCGGATTCTGCTGATCATCTTTCCCGTGCCAGTAGGGGTCGGTGGCAATCGTGCGTAGCGTCGGCAGATGAGGCAGAGCATGCCTGCCGAGGCGCAGCACCAGATAGTCGTGCACAATCCGGCCTGGGCCGGCCCGCTCCCATTTACCCTTAGCCTTCGCTCGCTCCCGGTCGCGCCAGGCATTGGCGCTCTGCTCGCTGCGCTCACGTTCGGCCGCCGCCGTCCGGCGCCGCTCCACGAGCCGCTTCTCGCGAGCCTGCCGGTCGGCATCCGTCTCGTCGACACCATCCGGTACCGGCCGCCCCAGCACGTCGGCGCAGGCGGCAAGGAACCCATCGCGGCGCACGACATCGTGCCCACCGAGATGGGCCGCAAGGCTAATCGCATCACGCCCGCCGCCTTCGGCCGAGCCGCGGCAGTTCCAGGCATTCTTCATGCTGTTCAGCGAAAATCGGTCGGTGCCGCCGCAGACCGGGCACGGCCCGACGCTCTCGGCGGTGCCTGCCGGCTTCATCGCGGCAACCCCCAACCGCGTCGCCACCTCGGCCACCGTGACGGCCCGCGCTTCCTCGATGAAGAGATCCGTAGCGCTGCTCATTCCGCTGCCTCCCTCGCATCGACAAGCTGCGCATCGGTGAGGAAATCCGGCCCCCAGGCATTGCGGCGCACGGCATGGCCCCGCGCCTTCGCCCGCTCGATGACGTCGGCGAATTTCAGCCCATGCGCTCGCACCGCGCCGCGCAGCGTCTCCAGCGACAGCACCGAGCCGTGCCGCTCGCACAGCCGCGCCGAAAGAAAGCCGTCGATTGCATCCGCCGGCTCGACGATGGTGCCCGTGTCAGCTGAGCAGTCCTCATCCTGAGCCTGCCGAAGGGTCGTCAGCCGCGGCGCGCTCGGCAGCGGCGCGGGCGTCGGCGCGTCCCGCAGGGCCTCATACGGCGGCGCCGTCACCGGCAACTGCAACGACAGTCCCGACACGACATCGTCCGTCCGGCCCCCGCCGACGCGCTTCGCCAATATCGCGACCATCGCGCCGAAGCTGGCCCGCGAGAGCGGGGCCGCGCCCCGCCCGCGGACGAAGGCGGCATAGGTGGCGAAGCCGTCGCCCATCGCGAAGGAACCGTGCGCGGAGGCGCGCAGATGGATCTGCGCAAAGGCAAGAAAGCCGGGATCCTCTACCATCGTCGACCTCCCACGAAGGCGATGCCGAGTTGCCGGGCCATGCCGAGCATGGCGTTGCGCGTGCGCGGCGCAAAGCCTTCAGCCGCCAGAGCGATCGCAGCCTGGCGGGCGGTCGCCCCTTGCCCGGCCAACTCGGCCAGGCGGGCCTTTTCTTCCTGTGACCACGCAGACGGCGACACGGTAAAAGTCAGCGCGCGGAGACGCCCGGGGCGGGTCATCGTGATCGCGATATCAGGCCGACGCGGCCCCACACCGCGCCGAGACGCGAGGATGCGTGGATATGTCGGATCCACGCCGTAACGTTCAGCAACACGCGCCGATGGTTCGCCCGCCATGTAAGCGGCGACCATCGCCGCCTTGTCGGATTCCTGCAGACGCGGCGCACTCATAGCGCCACCTCGGTCGCTGCAATCGTGCCGAACTTCCCGACCTCATTCCCCCAGGTCGCCCAGCCCGGCCGATCCGTCCGCGAGAACAGTTCGAGCCGGCGGGCGTCGGGAATGAGTTGCTCCGCCGCCGAGAAGGCTTCGTCCGGCTTGCGGGAATGCTCGCGGCGCGGCGCCATGATCAGCGAGCGAACGCTGCGGCTGGTCCTCGGCGCGCCACGCGTTCCGATCAGGAACGGCTCGTTGGCACTGCGCAGGATGTAGCCGGTGCCGAAGGCCAGCTTGCCGGAGGGCGTCGTCTTGCCCCAGCTCCCGGCGGTCTTGAAGCTGAAGCCCCAGGCCGCGAGCACGTCGAAGGCCTGCGGCAGCATCGGGTTGGTCGCCCACAGCCACAGGACGCAGTCCGATGCGGCGAGATCGAGCACCGGCAGCGCCTTGATCGCCGCCAGATCCATGCATGAATATTGCGCCTGGGCACTCTTGGCATCGCCCTTGTCCGATCGGATCTCGAACGTCCAAGGCGGGTCGGCCATGATCAGGTCGAAGCTCTGCGCTTCGAGATCACCGAAGGGCCAGTCGAACAGCCGCATCACGCCGCCCGCCTTGCGTCTTGCGCGTCGCGCTTGGCGCGCCATTCCGTCTCGCCATGCGCCATCGCCGCATGCGCCGCGCAATACGGTGCCGGGATCGGCCGACCGTCTGGCGTCCGGCCCTTGATCGCCGGCGTAGCATCGCAGAAGAACAGGGTCCCGACCTGCATCGGATTGGACCCATCCACATGCACGGGCCAACAGCAGCCGCAATAATCCTGCAACAGCGCCGGGCGCGTGCCCGGCAGCGGCCGGAAGGCGTGGGCCTTCGCCGGCGGATCGAGCCGCTCAGGGCGCTTGGCAGGCTCCGCTGCCGGTGCAGGCGTCGCTGCTCGGGACACCGCGTGCTGCGCCCGTTGAATCGGGGCCGGCCCCCTCTCGCGCGGTGGCAGACGATCCGGATGGGATCGCGCGAGATCGTAGATCTGGTTCCGCGCCAGACCGGTGCGCTCGCCGATCTCCCTCGCTGGAAGCCCCGCCCGCCACAGCGGCGCGACCACATTCAGCCGCTCGGCGATCCCCAGACGGATTTTGCGTCGCCGCACAAAGCGGACCGGATTGCGGTCGACCAGACCAGCGACGGCATTACGGCTCACGCCCAAGGCCTTGGCGATCGCGGCGTAGGTCCCGCCGTCGGCCCACATGGCAGCGGCTTGGGTAATCTCGTCGTCCGACCATTTTGTCATGCCGCGTCCACCTTTGCTTCGATCTCGGCGAGCACCGCCCGCAATTCGGCGATCTCGGTCTTGATCCGGCGGCGTTCGGCGGGCGTCAGCTGACCGTCTTCCATGCCTTCCAGCACCGCCGTTTCGACGTCGTGCGCCTCGTGGATCAGGTGGATCGCATCAGCCATGGTCGGCATCGCGCCGGGGGTTGCAGCCCCGCCGGAGCGCGGCACCAGGTCAAAGCCCTGCAGGGAAGCCAGCGCCCGCGCGTGGAACGGCTGGTCGGCGATCAGGTCGAGATCCAGCGCCACGTCGATGCCGGCAAAGCGGCTGTCCTCGTGGGTGGCGGCATAGAGCGACAGCATAGGCTGGCCGACGCGGGTCAAGGCCGCCTCGCCGATCGCCTGCGAGCCGCCACCGGCCTTCACCGCCGCGAACGTCGCCGTCTTCAGCGCTGTGCGCTGGTGGTCGGATGAGGCGCGGGTCATCGAACGGCCCGCAATGCTGGGTCGACGCTTATTGCGTGACCGCTGCGGCCGTCTGCCGCAGTTTCACCATCATGACCCGAAGCAAACCAGCGCCGCAGCGCTTCTGCGCCTTGCCCCCCATCCTCCCAGCGCCGAAGATCGGAATGGATCGATAATGGGGACGTCAGATGACCAGCGAAGAGCGGAACGAAATCCAGACGGTGCTGCGCGAGCTGCGGGCTCGCAACACGGTGATGGAGACCGTGCAGACGCAGCTGATGATCCGGGTCGCCAGTATGTTCGACCAACCGGGCGAGTTTGTTCGAATCGTGATGATGAACGCCGAGGAGAACCTTCTGCGCGCATGTCGCCACGCGACGGGCGAGGACAAGGCCATCGCGGACGACGCGGCTCAGGTCATGAACGATTACTCGATGCGACTGATTGCGGGGCTGACGCCGCCGGAAAACCCGCAGTAACGCCCTCACTTGCCCGCTCCTGCGCAGGCCAGATCGCCAACGACCTCCGCCCCGGCCTGCGACTGCGTCGACTCAATCGTATCCACGAGAACGAAGTCGTTCGGCATCACTCGGTGTGCAGTGATCTCGGCAACGCGCCGCATCTGTTCGGGACGAGGCACTCGCTGGCCGTGAAGCCATTTGCGGACGCCAGAGATCGACACGTCGCCGACATCGTCAGCGAACTGGTCGAGGGAGACGCCGGTTTCGGCGAGGTAATCGGAGAGCTTCATGACGAGAATATTCGCCACATTGGGGAACCTCGTCAACCCCAATTTGGGGAGAGAAGGCCAATTGCGAGCTCTGGCAGTATCCCCGGTATGGGAAACCGACTTAAAGAACTCCGCACTGAACGCGGCTGGACACATGATCGCGCGGCCGAGGCGATGGCGATATCCCGCGGACAGTTCATCAAGCTGGAGCGCGGTGAACGTCGACTCACTCTGGATTACATTGATCGGGCCGCCAAGGCCTTCGGCGTGGACCCGACCATGATCATCTCGGATGGCGGCACAGTCGTGTCTGTCCCGATTGTCGGGCGCGCGGGCGCCGGGCCAAACGGCGAAGTGATTTTCGATGCCGAGCAACAGGTTCTGGAAGAAGTCCCGGCACCGCCAGGAGCCACTTCGAACACCGTGGGGCTCGGAGTGCAGGGCGATTCCATGCGTGGCATTGCTAATGACGGATGGCTGATCTTTTACGACGATCGACACTACCCGCCGACAGAAGAAATGTTCGGCGAACTGTGCGTAGTGGGCACCGGCTCCGGCAACACGCTGGTGAAGTTCGTCCAACCGGGACGCGGCCCCGGCCTCTACGACCTTGAGAGCTACAACGCGCCAACGATGCGGGATGAGCCAGTTGAGTGGGCGGCGTTGGTGACCTCGATTGTGCCGCGGAGGCCGGCCAGAAAGATCATGCAGAAAAATCCGCTGATCGGACGAGCGACCGCGAAAGCCGACTAAGCCTCATCCCGGGTATTCTCCATATTGGGGTTGACTGATTTCCCATAATGGGGAGAGATTGCTCTCATCGAACCCCGATGGGAGCCTCTCATGCGTTCCGTACGCCCCTCGACAATCTCTTGCGACACCGCCGGCACGCCGCCCCTGCCCAAGGGCCCGCACCGCCTGGGGTCGCTTCTTCCCTTTGACCACATCGCATCCGGTGGCAGGGCCCCTTCGGCCGCCGGGTCGGCGCCGGTCGTCGCGACTCCTCCCAATGCGGCGACCGGAGCGGCCAATTCGGTTTCAGGTGGCGTCGTGAATATCGGAGCCGGCACGGTCGTAGGAGCGGCCAGTCAGTCGAAGGACATATCCGACGGCGCGATCAGGCCACCACGGCACCACCAGTCGATGTTCGCGGGCGAGATCATCCTCGTAGAAGGCATCGACGGCGGCGTTGTGCGCCAGAGCCTGAACCATCCGATGTCCAGGGGGCTCTTCAGCGTAGATCATCTGCAGCTCGGCCTTCAGATCAGCGAGGTCAGCATCGCCGCAGGTGTGAAGCCGAGCGAGAACCTGATGTTGCCGCGCTCGAAGTCTGGCATGGGTCCGGGCCTTCCCGGAAAGATCGAAGACCAGGTCGACGATGCTAGCGGCGACGACAAGAACAGCGGCCGCCCGCTGCCATATCGCTCCGAAATCTCCGAGAATGGCCGAAAAGCTGGCGGTTCCGCCAATGAGGACCAGCGCCATCAGCGAACGGTGCACGCCGCCAAGGAAGCCCTCACGCATTGCATGATAGGCGGCCTCGGAAGTGGCGTTGAAGGCGATGTGATGTCGCGTCAGCGCTTCGGGCTGGGCGGCGGCGGCACTGGACGGAGCGGAGCTTTCGTCCCTGGCGAGCCGCGGTCCGGGACGTTGATCGGCCGTGGCTGGGGTGGCGGAGCCGGTCGGCTCTTGTCGTCGCTCATCGACCATTGGTTTTCTCCAATCCTCAATGTCCTCTCCTTCAAGTCTCGTGAGGATGTTGCGGGCCGATCCGCGGCTGCTACTGCGGATCGGCACCCACTCTACTTTGCTACAACTGACGATCGCAAACAGCCAAAGCGTCGGGTCCACACAAATGATCGCGGGACGTATCGCGTCGGCCCGTTCTTCGATCCCGCCACCGACACGATGATCGTGCCGGCTCGCGCCACCGGCGACGTGGTCATCGTCGCGATCCTTCTCCTCATCGCCACCATAGCCTCCGTCGCCATCGGCGTCGGTCTTGGTTGGCTGGCCGCCACCCTCAACTGACGGAGCCTGTCATGATCCACACCCGCCCCATGACTCCCGCAGAGATCGCCGCCCGTGATGCCGCGATCTGCGCACGGATGAAGGCTGCCGGCCTCTGTCCGGAGCGCGAGTTCCCGCAGGTCTCCGTCGAGGCCGAATGCATGGCCGCCGACATGATCGACATCGCCGGGGGCGTCGAGAGCCGTTGCACCGACGCCGACCTCATCGGCCGCGGCTGGACGCCGTGGGAACTGGCGAAACACGGCGCCGCGGCTCGCCAGCTGGCGCTCGGCAAGACGCGGAGGGATGCCTGATGGCCGCCCTCGCTCGCGAGTATGCCGGTGCGCTGTTCGAGCTCGTCGTCCTCGGCAGCTTCCTGGCGACGCTCGTCATCGTCGCAGCGCTGATCGGCGGTGCCGCATGACCGCGCCCCATCGCATCGGCGATCTCGCCGCCGAATTCGGCGTCAGCCTGCGCACCCTGCGCTTCTATGAGGATCGCGGCCTGCTGTCTCCAGAGCGCCGGGGCACGCGGCGGCTCTATTCCGATGCTGACCGGAAGAAGCTCGGCCGCATCCTGCAGCTCGCCCGCTTTGAGTTCTCGCTGACCGAGATCGCACGGCTCATAAAGCTCGATCCCGACTCCGAGATATTCCTGACGGCGCTGACCATCCGCCTGCAGGACCTCGACGACGACATCGCGGCGCGCATGAAGGCCCGCGAGGATCTGCGCGATCTCGTTGCCTCCACCTGGCGCGAACACCATGCGGAGGCCGCATGACCAAGCCTCTCACGCCCTTCCGCGTCCATTTCGACGCCATCGCAGGAAAGGTGCCGGCGCCGGTGATCATCACCGCCGCGAAACCGCATGACGCCGAGACCGAAGCCCTGCGTCGCCATCCGGACCGCACCGTGGCAAAGGTCAAGCGCGACAAGTCCGGAGGTCATCCATGACCGCCTGCACGCCAACCCGCACCGGCCGCGCGCTGGACTTCGCCGCGCCGGTCGTCGAGGCCGAGCATCTGTTCAGCGAGATCGCCCATGGTCTTTCGCTGATCGCGCGCTTCGCCGGCCAGACCGACACCGCCTATTCGGTGGCTCAGCATTCCGTGCTGATGGCCGAGGTCTGCGAGGACGAGATCGACGATCCGCTGATCGCCGCCTACTGCCTCCTGCATCACGGGCACAAGGCGTATCTCGGCGACACGCCGAGCCCGGCCAAGGCCGCCCTCGAGGCGGAGTGGATCACCGTGGGGGTCGAGAAGGGTTTGCCCGACACGATCGTCGAAGCGCAGATCGCTCGCGACCGTTACATGCGGCGGCGGATCGAGCAACGCCTCGACACGGTGATCCACCGCGCCGCCTGTCTGCCGCCGATCGATGATCGCGCCCGCACCATCGTCGAGAGCTACGACGTGCGCGCCACCAAGACCGAGCGCCGCGACCTGATGAAGCGATGGGACCCGCGCCCGTGGCACCCGTCCGTCGAACAGGCACAGCCGCTCTTGCTTCGCCAGCGCCACATCAAGCCGTGGGTCGCTGGCGTCGCAGCAGAGCGCTTCATCATCGCCCTTAACCGCCTCTGTCCCGATGCGGCCCTCGCCGCCAAACGCCTCGCCGAAGGAGACGCAGCGTGAAACTGATCCGCGAACCGCAGGCCCTCATCGGCCTTCTGGAAGAAGGCGAGCTCGCCGAGACCATGAAGCGCGAGCTGGCGGACACGTTGACCGCGCTGAACGAGGCGGCCGGACCGAAGGGCAAGGCGAACGGCCACGTGACGCTGAAGCTCAACCTGAAGGTCGAGGCCGGCATGGTGACGATCCAGTCCGACCTGACGTCCAAGCGCCCCAAGGAAGAGCGCCGCTCGACCGTCTTCTGGGTCACCGAGGACGGCGCGCTCTCCACCCAGCATCCGCGCCAGCACGACATGTTCGAGGGCCCGCGTGCGGTGCCTTCGCGCAGCCAGGACGCCGTCGGCGAGTAGCCGGCAAAACCGCTTCCGATTTCCTTACAATGAAAGGACCCGGCCATGGCCGACACGACCACGACAGCAACGGCGCCTGAGGCCGAACTGGTGACGCCGACCACATGGAACACCAGCGAGGCCCTGCGGCTGGACGGCGACGCCGTCGAGAAGCTCGCCACGCTCGGTTCCCGCGCCAGCGGCGTCGAGATCGCGTTCGTCGACTATGCCAACGAGCGCATGCCCGGCCTGCCGGACCGCTTTCCCATCGCCATCGTGCACGGCGACAAGCCGGAGATCGTCGATCTCAAAGGCAAGGCCGAGCACTGGCGGACGTCACCCGACCGCCGGCGCGGCACCGTCACCGCGGGTTCGCTCCAGAGCTTCATCGACCTGGTGCAGCGCCACGCCACCGAGCATTCGGTCGTCTTCGCCGATTCCGACTGGACCAAGCCGAGCCTGACGGCGGTCATCGATTATCACGACAAGGATCCGAAGGGTTTTGCCGACAATGGCGCCCACCGCGTCCGCTACAACTTCCCGCTCTCCGAAGAATGGCAGGCGTGGGTGAAGAGCAACGGCGTGATGATGACGCAGGCGGACTTCGCGGGATTCGTAGAGGATCGCATTCCCGACATCACGGCCGCCGAGGATGCGATCCGCCTGATGGTCGAGCGTGATCTGCTTACCACGGTCGCGACGCCGGCCCAGTTGATCCAGCTCGCCCGCGGCTTGCAGGTGAATGTCGAGGCCCAGGTCAAGAACAGCGTCACGCTGCAGTCGGGCGAAGGCCAGGTCGTCTTCGAGGAGAAGCATACGGGCGCCGACGGTCAGCCGATCAAGGTGCCAGGCGCCTTCGTCCTCTTCGTTGCGCCGTTCTTCCGCGATGACCCCGTCGAGGTTCCGGTCCGGCTGCGGTACCGCGCCAAGAGCGGTGCGTTGATCTGGTTCTACCAGCTCTACCGGCCGGATCGCGTCATTGCGGAGGCCGTCGACCACGCCATGGCCTCGGTGAAGTCGGCTACCGGCCTGCCCGTCTATGAGGGCGAACCAGAAATGCGGTGTGCCTAATCCCATGACCACCGCCCGCCCCATTCAGATCGCGGCCTGCGACCGGTTCAGTTCGGCACACAAGGATCTCGGCGCCTTCGTCGATTCCCTGTGCGGCACCGTCGCGATCGAATGGCGGCGGGCGGGCGTCGAGGGCGTCCGCATCCTCGACGCCGAGCTGCAGGATGATGTCCTACTGTTGCTCACCGGTCCGGGCCAGGAGCCGCTCGACCGTGCCGCCGTGAAGACCTTCCTCGAACTGAAGAGGCAGCCGCAATGAAGATGCTCGTGACCGCCGTCCTGAAATGCGACGGCGCCAACTGGACCTCACAGCAGGTCATGGATTGGCTTGACGCCGCCGCGCGCCAGGCTGGGCTGCCGATCGAGATGGCGCAGGTGCTGCCCTACGATCCGCCGGAAGAGCCCGACCATTCTGCCACCGACGTCGCCCCACCGGTTCAGACAACAGGCGATCTCTGATGACGGAGCGTGAACCCACACCGGCGGAAGTCGCCGGCGGGGACATCATTGCCCGTCTTCAGACAATGAGCACCAGCGACTGCCTCGATGCGCTGTGCCTAGCAACCGCAATCACACTGTGGTCCGCCGCGACCAACGACAGCGATGCGCGTGAGGGCGTCGATCTGTTTGGGCGGAATCTGGCCGATGCACTGGCTTGCCTTGGCACCACAGAAGGCGTGAGCGCCGGCGCTGATGCAGTCCACCAAAGGGACGCTGACCGGAAGGGAGAGCCGCAGTGAAGAATCGTCTGTCCGACCTGAACAACCACCTGTTCGCCCAGCTCGAGCGTCTGTCCGACGAAGGTCTGAGCGCTGAGCAGGTCGATCAGGAGGTCGAGCGCGCCAAGGCAATCGTCGGAGTGTCTGACCAGATCGTCGGGGCGGCAGCCCTGCAGTTCAAGGCGGCAGAACTGATCGCCAGACATGGGCGGGGGGTCTCCGACATGATCCCGGAAAGCATGGCTGGACGGCAGATTGAGCACCGCAAAATCGAGGGGCCAAAGAGCGACGAAGAGCGCGAACGCGCTGAAGCAGACGCCCGACGGTTCGCTCGCGAAAGCGAGGAAGAGCAGCAGGAATGGGCGCGGCAGGAGGCAGCGCAATGAAGCGCCGCAGCATCCCCTACAGCGCCGACGAAATGGCATGGCTGGAAGCCAACCGCACCATGATCATCAGCGACTATCACCGCGCGTTCTGCACCGCATTCGGTCGGGATGACGTGTCGGCCGCGAACCTGCACGGGCTGCGCAAGCGCAAGGGCTGGAAGGTCGGCCGCGCGAAGGGCCGCTACGTCGGTCGCCGTCGCCTTCTCAGCGATGCAGAGGTCACCTGGTTGCGCGAGAACGTGACGCTGGCAACGACGGAATGGCACCGGCAATTCGCCTGCCTGTTCGCCCGCGACGATGTTACCGTCTCGCAACTGATCACCTTTCGCAAGAACCAGGGCTGGAAAACCGGCCGCACCGGCTGCTTCGAAAAGGGCGCGGTGCCGGTCAACAAGGGCAAGGCCTGCGCGCCTGGAACCGGCGGACGGCATCCGAACGCGCGGAAGACGCAGTTCAAGAACGGCCATGAGCCCCACAACACCAAGTATCTCGGGCACGAGCGCGTCAATAAGGACGGCTATGTCGAGATCAGCGTTGCTGAGACAAACCCGCACACCGGGTATGGGCGGCGCTACGTGCACAAGCACGTCCATCTGTGGACACAAGAGAACGGCCCGGTTCCGGAGGGCTTTGCCCTCAAGTGCCTGGACGCGGACAAGACGAACACCGATCCCTCGAATTGGGAGCTCGTGCCGCGCGGCATGCTGCCACGGCTCAATGGGCGCTCCGGACGCGGTTACGACAAGGCCCCCGACGAGCTGAAGCCGACCATCATGGCGGTGGCGAAGCTCGAGCACCGGGTCCGCGAGAAGGCGCGGACGCCATCCCACGCGGCGGGAGGCGACCGTGGCTGATCACACCAAGATCGAGTGGACCGACGCGACCTGGAACGTCATCACCGGCTGTTCCGTCGTCTCGCCTGGCTGCACCAACTGCTACGCGATGAAGCTCGCCGGTACGAGGCTGCGCAACATCCCATCGCGCGTCGGCCTGACGCGCGACAGCAAAGCCGGGCCCGTTTGGAACGGCACCATCCGCTTCAACAAGGAATGGCTCGACCAGCCGCTGCGCTGGCGGCGCCCGCGCATGATCTTCGTCTGCGCCCATGGTGACCTGTTCGCCGAGGGCGTGACCGACGCTATGCTCGACAAGGTCTTTGCCGTGATGGCGCTGGCGTCGCAGCACAAGTTCCAGGTGTTGACAAAGCGGCCGGAGCGGATGCGGGCTTACCTGAACGGATACCGCTCTATCGACAACGGGACCGAGGCGTCCGCAGCGTCATTCATTGCGCACGCCGCCCACGATCCACTTCTGTTTGACGTCACCGACTGGCCCCTGCCCAACGTCTGGCTCGGCGTCTCGGTCGAGGACCAGAAGCGCGCCGACGAGCGCATCCCGGTCCTGCTCGACACGCCGGCGGCGGTGCGATGGATCTCGGCCGAGCCGCTGCTGGGACCGGTCGATCTGACTTCGGTCGACACGGGGTCCGGCTGGGTAGATTCCCTTCAAAGTTACATTCGCTATCCGATGGCGAGCGCCGGCCATTTCAGGAACGAGCCGATCGATTGGCCGCACCTGGACTGGATCGTCGCCGGCGGCGAGAGCGGCCACGGCGCCCGACCGATGCATCCCGATTGGGCGCGCTGTATCCGCGACCAATGCGCTGCCGCCGGCGTGCCTTTCCTTTTCAAGCAGCACGGCGGTTGGGCCCCACGGCGCCCAGCCGAACACGGCGATCTCGTAAGCTATCCCAAGTCCGTGATCGTCCGTCCTGACGGCGGCATCACGTCCGGCTTGATGGCTTACGGTTCGGACGCATGGGTCATGGACCAGGTCGGCAAGAAGGCCGCGGGCCGCCTCCTCGACGGGATGACGCACGACGGCTTCCCGCAGGAGCGGCCATGACTGACCACCCTGCGCTCCCGCCATCAATCCACGCCGAGCTCGACGCCGCCTTCCGGATCGGACCGCTGATCTCCGAGGCCGCGGCCGCGCGGGTAATCGGCTTCTCAGCCGACAGCTTGCGCCGGGAGCGCGAAGACGGAAAGATCAGCTACCGCCTCCGCCGCAAGCGGCGCGTCTACGCCCGCGAGGACATCGAGGCCTATCTCGCGGAGGATCGCCAGTGTCAGTCTACCGGCCCAAGCGCAAGGACGGCTCGCTCAAATCGCCGTATTACCAGTTCGATTTCACGATCACCGTCCACGGCGAACGTCGTCGCGTTCACGGATCGACGGGGGAGCGAACTGCTGGAGCGGCTAAAAAATTCGAAGAGAGGGAACGCCGCAAGGCGCTCCGCGGCGGACCCAACGACCATCTCACACTGACCGAGGCGATCGAGCGCTACGCCCTTGAGGTCCTGGCCGAAAAGCGCGGCGGCCTCGACACCGTCATCGGCCTGCAGCATTGCGAGCGCCTGTTCGGCGGCGATCGGCGACTGGCCAACATCACCGCCGGCGACATAGCCGAGGTCGTCCTGCGCCGCGCCGCCGAGACCAAGGGCACGAAGAACCCGAAGCTCATCGCCGGCGCCACCGTCAACCGCAACATCATCGAGCCGATGCGCGCGCTGATGCACCGTGCATCACGGGTCTGGGGCGTCGGCTGCGAGCCGCACCGGATTGACTGGACGGCGCTGCGGCGGCGCGAGGCGCCGCCCCGAGATCGCGAGATGACCGAGGCCGAGGCCGAAGCATTCTGGCGCGAGCTGCGGCTGGACTTCCACCCCTTCACGGCCTTCCTCCTGTCGCGCGGCCTGCGCCTGCGGGCCGCGCTCGATCTGAAGAAGCTCGACGTCGACCTGCCCAACCGGCGCATCCGCGTATGGATCAAGGCCAAGGGCCTCACCTGGCTCGCGATCTCGGATTTCGATGCCGATCTGATCGCCGCCGAAATGAAGCGCTCGCCGCTGCCACAAGTCTGGACATACGAGGTGCAGCGCGGTCGGGAGAAAGGTCTGCGCCGTCCGCTCACGGCCGACGGCTATCGCCGCAGCGAGGAGACGGCCCTGCGCCGTGCCGGCATCGAGGACTTCCGCCGCCACGACATGCGACACGACTTCGCGACGAAGCTCCTGCGCGCGACCCGGGATCTGCGGCTCGTCCAGGAGGCGATGAACCATTCCGACATCACCTCGACCATGCGCTATGCGCACGTTCTCGACGAGGATGTGAGGAAGGGATTGAATGCGATGCCCCGGAATAGTCCCGGAATGCTGACGCGGGCGAAGAAGCCTGAGACAACCGCGGCAATAAGGCCGCCGATCCACACGCCCCATTCGGAGATGAAATCAGGGTCCGTAGGAACCGCCATTGCCACAGGCCCCCTTGTCGTGAAGAATCCGGGTGAGGCTGTAGAGGGCGAGCATCGACAGCATGAAGTACGTCCAGATGCCGGTGGACAGGAGGCCGGTCAGGAAGAACGAGATGGCGAAGCCGGTCGTCAGCATCGCGTAGACGATGACGCCCATGAAGGCGCAGGCCGCGCGAACGGTCGATGTAACGGTCTCTTTCCGGCCATTGTACCAGAGCCCCAGCAGCCACGAGGCGCCGAGGATGGCGACGGCCGATCCGGTCCCGACCTCGCCTATCGCCCGCTCGAATGCGCGATAGCCGGGGCTCTCGAATGTCCGGCTCGGGTGAAGGAGCGCCAGCCCCCATCCGAACAGAAGCCATGCCGAGAACCATTCAGGCACCCGGCTATGGTTCTTCCGGCTGATGGAGATGAAGATCATAGGATCGCTCCCGGGATTGCCAGTTCCAGAAGGGCGAGAGCGGTGAGGAACACCACCACCGCCCAGAGCGCCCAGCGCCAGACAGTCAAGATTTGGCCTTCTCGATCTGCCTCTGCATGTGCGGCACCACCAGGTCAGCGATCTTGCTGTCCGACAGCCCAAGCTTCTTCACCGTGTCCGGCACCGATGACTTCACGTAGGAGACGGCCGCACCTGCGGCGTCAGACGTCACCGCGGGCATGGTCCGCGAGCCCCCTGCCCGTGCGATGGCCGTCAGCGCCGCATTCTCCAGCGCCGATTGCAGGAGTTTCGCTCGCGCCTCATCCTTGATGACGTTGTTCGCCTTCAACCAGGCGATGGCTGCCGGGATGGCGATCGTCGTCAGCACCGTGGCGAGCAGCGGCAGGATGACGGCGAGCGTGATGTCGATGGCGTTGTTCATGGATCAGGTCTCCTTCTGTGCGAGGGACTGTGCCGCCAGCACGTCGGCATAAGCGGCGGAAGCAGCGGCCAGTGCGGTCGCGGCATCGGTTGGCGGATTGGCGCAGATGCGCGTCACCGTCTGGTGCGCGGCGAGTTCTCGCTGGACGAGGCTGCTGCGGACGTATCCGGTGCTCATGGCCGCGAGGAACACGGCGTGCGCCAGCGGCTCGAACTGGCAGATCCGGGCAAGCTGCGCCGAAACCGGCACCGGGATCTTCGGATTGGCTGAGACGCAGCCGGAGAGAGCGGCGGCGCAGGCCACCAGTGCGATCGGCTTCATGGCCGGGATCCTTTCGGGCTAGAGGCGGGCGGCCTGGACATGCATCCAGTCGAAGTTCCGGGCGCGGCCGAGCGACAGCCACCCCTCGTCCTCCCAGCACTTCCAGAAAGGCAGTGCGTCCGCCTGAGAGAGACGGGCGCGCGGCGCCTTCCATTGCAGCTGATTGCGGATCGGATCGAAGTCGATCGCGATGCCCCACGAGTGCATCGAATAGGCGGACCCGCCGCGCATCCGGCGCACGTTGAGCGAGCCCCCGAACAGGTGGAGGCCGAGGTCTTCGCGCTCGCGGGTGGAGTAGATGCCGGCGAGCCGCTGGAACACGCGCTCAGCCGATTTCGCGACCTTCTCGTGCATGGTGATCCGGCGGATGCGAACGCTCTTGTCCCACGCCAGGACCATGTCGAACGGGATGTCGACGCGGGTCTGCCGAGTGCCGACGGCGCCATAGAAGCTCGGCACGTTCCGCTGGCGCGGCCATGTATTTTTGACCATGCCGGGTGCCGCATCCAGTTCGGTATCGCGGTCGGGGAGATCCGCCATCGTCGCGGGCGATACAGAAGATGCGGAGGCCCGGAGCGCCTTGACCACCTTCGCGTCGGCCATGCCATCGACGGTCAGGCCGTGGGCACGCTCGAATGCCTTGAGTGCGGCCAGCGTGACGGGACCGATGATGCCATCGATTGCCCCGCACGGGTATCCGTGGGCGGTCAGCCGGCTCTGCAGCCACTGTTCAAAGGTCATGGACCATCTCCGTTGCGGGCATGAAAAAGCCCGCCGCGGCTGGACCGGGACGGGCGTGGAATTGGCGTGCTGAGCAGCGTCCTGCTATGGACGATCCGTCACGGTGGCCGCCCTTCCAGGGCACGCCCCACACAGCCGTGACAGGCCCGGCGGTGGAACCCCGAAAGCGATACTGTCGGGCCAACTTCGCTCCCCGCACTTCGGCATGCTATGCAAGGCCAGTCGCAGCTTCGGATGGCTCCTCGCTGCGGTCAGGGCCGGCAGTGCCTTACGGAGGGCGTAGGCGCTGCCGGTCCGCCATACTTGCTGCCTCAAATGGCAGGACGGGTAGTTTGTGAGCCATCCACCAAAGTGGCCGTCGCACGCGCGCCGAGGAATGATATTCTTCCGTAGTTGCGGCGGGTTACCCTCTCGGACGCAACAGGCCCGGCAGCCCTCTGCAAGGATCCCAGCTGCCGGGCCGCCCTCAATCGGACATTATGCGCGCGCTACCGTTGGGCAGTCGCGGTGTTGTGAGACTCGCCGAGACTAGGCCCGGCGGCTTGCGCTGTGCCCACTCCCCGCTGCCGGGCCGCTCTATCAGGGGGCAGTGGACCGGCTGTCCGTTCCCGCACTTCCGGACGGCTGCTTCAGTTCAAGCGAAGTCGTCGCGCCACCCGAGCGGGTCGCCTTGTGGGTCACGCTGACGATCCGGTATGTCCCGTCGATACCCGGTCGAGCGCCTGTCAGAACGAACGTGCCCTCCGCCTGCGCGTCGACGGCAAGGTCGATCTCCACACTGCCGTCGCCAGCATCGCGCTCGCTGTCCGACTTCCGGCCGTTTGCCATGCCGGCGGCCTGGTCTTCGTCGGCCGCCGTCATCCCGCGAACTTCATCAACGACATCAAGCGCCGCGTCGCCGCTCTCGACTTCGACTTCCCTGCTCTTGAACTGCGCCGAAGCCCTATCGAAGAACTTGACCCTAGCCTTGGAATAGCGCGGGCGCCCCTTGGACGGATCAATGCTGACGCTGAGGACATTGCCGGGGATGGTCCCGGTGACAGTCGGCATGGCGCCGCCCGTCGCGCTGGTGCCCTGCCCCCGCTTGGCAAAGACAGCCCGGTCGTTCCGGATCTTGAACGTAGCGCCCAGCTCGCGCGCAAGCTTCTGGCCCCAGCCGAGGAAAGACGCCCCATCCGGCGACCAGTATGGCCGGGCGATGCTGGCGAACTCCGGATCAACCACGATGCCAGAGAGGCCCGCCTTCTGTGCCGCCTTTCCTAGCGCGTCCTGAAGCGTTCCGTCGTCGAGGTGCCAGAGCTGCGCTTCCTTGGCCTTGCCGCGTGTATCGAAGCCCTTGGCGTTCACGTCGAGGATGCGGCCGCCGCCACGGGTCATCGTCCATGGCGTTGAGTCCACCACGCCCTCGAATACCTTCACGCCCTGGAGGTAGACGACCACGTTGGCGCCGACTGCCGGCAAGAGGCACTGCCCGCCCGTATCGTCGAAGGTCAGGTTGCAGGTATCGCTGGCGACGCCGTCCTTGTCGACGACGGTGATCGCGTGAAGGTAGGGGCGCATGTTCGACAACACGTCCCGCCCGTCGATCGTGACGCGCCATTCCACCGTCCAGGCCATCGCGATTATCCGAACAGGGAAACGACGGCGCGGGCCGGGAAGCGTTCCGGGGCGGGTCGATCAGGAATGGTGATAACCGTGCCGAGCGGCAGGATCGGTCCCAGCGCTGCGAGCCCGGGATTGAGCCCCAGCGTCGTCTCGACCAGCGACCGCCCGACGACCGGGCCGTATTCCCTCGCGAGGATGGCATCGAGGACAATCCCCTCGCCGCGCACAGTGATCGTCTTCATCGGCCAAGTGCTCCGAACAGCGACAGAAGGGTGCCGATGATATTGCCGGCGCTCGACGCACCCGGCGGCTCGATCTTCGTCATCTCGATCGTGTGCTTGACGGTAAAGCCGACGCCATCGCGCATCAGATCGCCGTGGCTTTCCCGGATGCTCTCGATCACGAACCAGCCGAACGCCTTGCCGTCACCCCGCATGACGGGGAGCCGGGTGCCGGATCGGCGAAACCCGTGCGCGGCTTCCAGCTCTGTCAGGCCCCCGGTTTTGGACGGCAGCAACTGCCCCGAAAGGGTGATCTTGTCGTCACCCTCGCCCATGAACTCGCGACCCGGCAGGCCACTGATCAGTGGCTTGACCGCGAAGTCGGCCGAGGCGCTGCGGTCCATCTCGTCCGCGTTGAACGGACGGGTATCCAAGGAAAGTGACCCAATCTGGTAGAGCATCAGAACCCCGGATGAGTGGTGTCGAACTGACCGCCGTCGATCGCATCCCGCACGGCCCGGCGAAACTCGTTGGCGATATCGCTGGCGGTTGCGCTGGCGCCGCCCTGCACGATGATGTTGCCGAAGGTGATCGACTGCGAGCGTGGCTGATGAGCGCCACCGGATGACCCGACAGCAGGCAAGCCCTGTGGCGCTGGAATGTCGACGCCTCGGTTCATGCCGGCGATCATCGCCGCCGTATCGCGGGCGTTGATGATCCGACCATCGACGGGCGGGACGAAGAACTCCGGCCCGCGCTCGCCGACCCTATAGAGCGAGTTGCCCGAGACAGGGCCGCCGGTCGCTCTGCCTGGCACATCACCCGGCATGATCGGCTGAAGCGGATTGGCGTTGGCCGACCCAGCGCCCGCTGCCGTCGATCCGAACGCGCCAATGGACGAAACGGCTCGGCTCGCGCGACGGACCAGACCTTCAATTGCGGTGACCGCCGATCGAATGCCGTCCACAAGCGCGTTGAACGCCGCGATGATGTTCTCGAAGCTGGGCGCTGGGATCGTCAGGTTAGCGAAGAAGTCGATCAGCGGCTGAAGTGCAGCGCGAACCTGACCGGGGAATGCTGCAATGTCGGCAACAAACCCGCCGATGCTCTCGCCAATCGAGACGCCGAACGCGCGCCAGGATGCAGCCGAAGCGTCGATCGGGCCGGTGATCCTGTTGAACCATCCGAACAGCGTCTCGACAGCCGACGACACCGTGTCGATGATTGCCCCCGCGCCGGGGAAAGCATTGCGGATACCCTCGCCGATGCCCCGGAACATCTCCGCGATGCCGGACCAGTTCTGATAGATCCACGCACCCGCCATGGCGATGCCGACAAGGATGGCGCCGATGCCAGTGGAGATCAGGGCGATCTTGAGCGCCTTGCTCGCAGCCGTGACCAGCCGCATGGGAACAAGCGTTGATGCCAACGCTGCCGCATAGCGCCGGAATGATCCACCTGCACCAGTGATGGCACCAGACGCCGCAGTCATGCCTGCTGTCATCTGACGGGATGCGTTGGCATTGGCCAGCGCGGTCGCCGACATGCCAGCGATCATGGCCTTGGACGCATCAGCCGCCTTGCCTGCCGACAGCGCCGCCGCGTTCGCCATGGAGAACCCGCTGAACGCAGCGCGGCCCGCAACCTTTGTCCGAGTGCCGAAGATCGACATGGCGCCGGTGGCCGCAGCAACCGCGGCCCCCACGCCTTTCAGTCCGGCGATGGCCGTAGAGAGATACGCTCCCCGCATCCAGAAGAAGCTCCACTGCGCAGCAATGGCAGCGATGCGGAGACCGACGAGACCGGCAGTAAGCGCGACGACCGTGGAAGTCAGGCGCGGGTTGGCGTCAGCGAAACGGGCAATGGCGAGGGCGACCGGGCCAAGCGCATCCATGATGCCATTCAGTGCGGGAAGCAGCGAGGATCCGATGGCAATGCCGGCGGCTGTGACCTTGTTCGAAAACAACTGCATCGAGTTGGCGGTCGTCTCTGAGCGCGTCTCGAATTCGCGCTGTGACGATCCGAGATACTTCGCCTGGTCCGCGACGCTGCCCAGCGCCTTGTCGTAGAGCTCGATCTGCGTCACCAGGGGCGCAAGCGCGCGGGCTTCGTCGCCGAAGATTTCGGACAGCGTGTTGGCCCGAAGATGCGACGGCAACTCATTGATCCGCACGATGACATCGCGCAGCGTTCCAACCGCGTCTTCATTGAACCGCTTGGCGACATCCGTTGCGCTCAATCCAAGAGCGAAGAATGCGTCCTTTTGCCGAGTGGAGGCAGACGCTCCTTTCGCCAGCGCACGCCCGACGTTCCGAAATGACGTCGCCGCTACTTCTGACTGAGCTCCGGCTGCGATCATTGCGGAGCCGATGGCAGCGGTCTCAGTTGCTGTGAAGCCATAATATTCGCCGGTTGCGGCGACCGTCCTCATGAACGCGACAATCTTCGGGGCGGACGACGCCGAAGTGTTCGACAGATGGTTGATTGCGTCGGCCAAAACTCCCGTCTCTTCCACGGATAGGTTCAGCTGCGTCTTGATCTCGGCCAGCGCCTGACCGACTTCGCCCGCTGTCATGTCGAACGCGACGCCAACCTTCGCCGCGATCTCGGTAAATGCCAGCAGCTCATTGCCAGCCATACCCGCCTGTCCTGCGGCCGCGACGATGTTTGCAATACCGTTGGCAGCGATCGGGATGCGGGTGGACATCTCAATGATGTCGGCCCCCATCTGCTTGAAGGCTTGCGGTGTCTCAAAGTCGACGACCTTGCGGACGTCGGCCATGGCGCTCTCGAACTCCACAGCCGCCATGATCGGCCCGCGAATTGCGCGGTAGAGCCCATAGCCGACCGCCGTGACCTCGACCATCCGGCCGCGCATGGCATCGAGACGGCGGTTGTTCGCCTCAAGCTTCCCCTGCATGGTTGCCACGGACGCAGCGATGCCGCGCGCCGGTGCCGTCACCTTGTCGATCAGGCTCAGTATCAGGGAGCTGGTGAGTGTAGCCATGTTTCCCCCAGATTGACGACGCCGCAGCTATCGCTAACATCCGGCTGGAAAGCACCGGAGGTAAGAATGTCAAGAGTTGTTCGAACGGAAGTCCGAAAGCGCGGGTTCTTCGGGAAGCTGATGAAGTGGTCCTTCATCCTCTTCAATTTGCTGATGATCTACTTTGTGATCCAAGGCGCAGTCGGCATCAGCGATGGAGCGAAGTCGTTGACGACCGACTACGAAAAAGCCGGATATGGCACCGGCGCAGTAATAGGCTTTGGCCTAATGCTTTTCGTGTGGGTGGCAGGCGATGTCATCCTCGGCCTGATGGTCATGTTCACCAGGGGAAAGACGACATACATCGAGACTGCCGAATAGCGCTCTAACGCTTCGGGTTCTCCGCCTTCAGCAGTTTGTTCATCGCCCCGTAATAGGCGAAGAACTTGTCGACGTCCCACTCCTCGACGGCATCGATCGGCTGGTGCAGATACCGGCCGACCGCTGCCGCCATCAGTGTGTAACTGCCAGATCCGCCCCCGCCGTCTTGCCCTTCAGCTCCGCGGCTGCGATCTCCGCGGACTTTCCCATGAGGGGCGCTACCTCAAGCGCCATCCGTGAGAAATCGTCCAGCCCGAGCTCTTCCACCACTTCGATCGGCACGTCTGCCATCGAGGCGTAGAGCGCGAAGGTCTTGCGCATCTCGCCCTGGACACCGTCGCCAGCGATCAGATCCCGCGCCTTCATCTTGCGGAAGGTGAGTTCCGCATAGGTCGTGCCGTCGTGCTCGACCGGATCGTCGAGCTTGAAAGTCAGCGTCTTCTTGTCGGCCATCGGTTATGCCCCCAGTGCACGGCGATGCGTCGCCATCAAATCCTTACCTCCCGTGCGCAAAACCCGCTCCCAGAAGTCGACGTAGAACAGCTCCTTGCCATCCAGCGTCAGTTCGTAGTGCATCACCTCCGCGAAGGTGTGGGTGCAACCCTGGAACTCGGCAGGATCGCTCTCATCGGGCTCCCAGGATGTGATTGCCCCTTCGATGATGGCGCGGGCCGGCACAGCAGCCCCGCCACCGCCGGGGCCGCGCTTGATGTAGCTGCCCGCAAAGGTCCAGCGAGCGGTCTCGCCCATGCCGGTGAAGATTTCCGTGTCGATGCCCTTCGCCGAGAAGGCCGGTTCCGGCGCCTCGATCCGGGGCATCGCAAAGTTGGCCGCCATCACGCCGCCACCGGGATTGTGCTCGGCGGTCGCGAAGAGGAGACCCGGCATGGTGAGCGAGGCGATGGTAATGGCGCGAGAGGTGCCGGTCTCTGTCGCCCGACGAACATCCACATTCGTCAGGAGGTAGAGGGAAGACTGAGCCATGATGGTGTCCTTTCAGGAGACGGGATCAGGCGACCGCGCTGAGGCGGGCGATGATGTCGGCAACCAGGCCCTCGACAGCGGGGCGGTAGCGGCGGATTTCGTGATGGGCGACCTTGAAGGCCGGGGCCGGTTCGATCCCGATATTCACCGTCAGATGGCCGAGGCGGATGTTCTCCGGGGAGTTCTTGTCGGCCCGGAACATCTGCGCGGCGGGCGTATAGCCGAGGATGTCGTCGTCGGCCTTGTGATCGCGCAGCATGAAGGCGATGGAGTTGATCCAGGCCTCCACCATGTCCTCGGTGATCTTCTTGCCGAGGAACAGCCGGGTGATCTGCACCAGCTTAACGGTGATGTAGTCGGCACCGCGCACCTGGTGGATCTGCTTCCACAGCTCCCCCGTCTCGGTGTTGTCGGTGCCGATGAAGGTGTAGCCGCCATCGGCGATCGCGCCGTCCACATTCACTTCGCCCGGGACGACGATCGACACCTCGCCGTCGAGCATCTGCTGGCCTTCGGTGGAGCCGTCGAGGATCGAGAACGGGATCTTCCGGGACAGACCGGCGATGCCATAGACCACCCGGTTCGCAATCGGATCGAAGGGCTTACCCTCGTTCTCGTTATCGACCCGCATGAACAGGCCGAGCACCCGCGGTCCCATCGGCCGGGTGACCAGCGTCTCGCCCTCATAGACACGGGCCGCGACACCGACCGGCATCAGCCGCTGGGAGTTCATCGTTTCACGCGCGTCGATGGCGTTGGCGGACGAGGTGTCATCGACATCGACGACCGCGATGGCCAGGAGCACGTTCAGCGCCGCATCGAGAGCCGCAACCACCGGATTGGTGGTGTCGAGATCCGCGCGCCAGGCGGTCCGCCCCGCCCAGACCAGACGCGGCGTCGCATTGACCAGCGAGGGAACGGATGCAGCATCGGCCAGAGCAGCGACGATGTTCGCAGAGGTCGCCGCCAGCGCGAGGTCGGGATCCGCGTTGGTGTCCTCTTCGACGCGTGTGACGATGAGATCGGCGCCGACATTGATCGGCCCGAGCTGCGCGTTGATGCCCTTCACAGCATCCGCCAGCGGCCCGGTGCCAAGCTTCGACGTGTAGGCCGTATCGCTTGAGGAAAACCGCACGGCCGTGCCCAGAGGGAACACCGTGGCATCGGCATCGGCCGAGGTCTCGATCAGCCAGGCCTTCGAGAAGTCGGCACCGAGGGTGGGTAGCGGCTCGTCGGAGGGACGGCTGAAGGTCATGCCGAAGATGGGCGTCGTCATGGTTTGATTCTCCAATGAGGGAGGTGGCACGGGTCGCGCCGCTCAAAGCCTTGCCGAAGGGCCAATCACGGCACGCAGGCGCATGCAGCGCCCATGAAAAAGGCCCGCCGAAGCGAGCCTGATGAGGTGGCGACCGTCCAGGAGACACGGCCGCCATGGCGATCCGCCCGTGTGCACCGGGGAGTTCGGTCGCCAATGAAAAAGGCCGCCCTGGTGGACGGCCTTCGCAGAGGTTGCGAGTGCATGCGTGGCAAGTAGCCGATGGGGCCGCGCGTAAAGATCACCAAACGCGAACAGAGCGGCTTCTCACCCCCCTCGTTCCTGCTACGACTCAAACTCCAAGGTGAAAAGGAGCTTATCGTGGTCGATATCGAGGAATTTCAGAGGCAGTTGCAAGAGATGTCGGAGCTCGTTGCAGATCGGAAGGTATCCGCCGTTCGGTCTGCCTACACTGCAGCACTTGGAACCTTGATAGGTGTCCTGCGCAGCAAGGAAGTGATCGACGACACCGACATCGACAGCATGTGCAATAAGATGGATCGAGCGGCCGTCCACATCCGGGGCAAGAGCGAACTGGTCTCGAAGGAGTTCTCGGCTATGTCTCTGGAACTTCGGAATGTGTTCGACCAAGTTCGGGGAGAAACCCGAAGGCCTTCATAGCCTTCTGCGCCGCTGCGGTGATATCCTCACGCGACTTGCAGTCCAGTTCTGCCGCCCTCTCTGCGCAGCCAGTGACCTCGCCGTCCAGGTGAGCGGCATTCGATGCGCCTGGAGACTTGGTGTCCAGCTGTAATTCCATGCGGAAAATCAGATCCGGGGTAAGCGCGCCTGTCTCGTTGAACTCCTGCAAGCTCACGAACTGTCGGCCTTCGATCGGGAGCGGCAGCGGTATCTCAGCCCATGCCGTCGGGTCCAGAACGATCTCGGGCTCGCCGCTCGTTTCCTTGCCGGGGCAGAAGGTCGCCCATACGCCATCTGCGTTCTCAGGCACCTTCAGTCCTTCGATCTCAGCGACCACACGCGGACGCCAACGACCGACGCGCACCATGTAATAGGGATCGAAGAGAAGGGTCGGGCATCCCAGCGGCGCCGTGTCGATCGAGTTCCAGCGGTTCATCCCTTGCCCTTTCCTGCGCGCTTGTAGAAGGGCAGCCCGAACAACCGGACGCCGATGAACATGATGGTCGCGATCACTGCCGAGACCCCCGTGAAGACCCCGGCGATGATGGGGTGGGCCGCAGCGATGTCCGGCAGGCTATGCCAGACGCAGGACCAGAGCCTGCCGTCGGCGACCAGGCGGTCGACCTGCCCGGCATAATCGAGATCGTGCGGGCGGCAGCACAGCTCGCCCCACCAGCCTTCGAACCAGCTGGTGCAATGGTCTATTGCATCGGCCATGCGTCGAGGACCGCCTGCGCGCCGTTGGGGATATACCCGAGGGCGTCGAGCGCGCCGAGCGCTTCAGTGGTGACGGCATGATCGCGCAGCACCTGGCTTGCCATCTGGTACTTGACCCAGAATGCCTCCAGCTGCGGATCCTTGTAGGCCGTGGTCAGCTGCGCATCCGTCATGCCGCCCGCCAGCTGCACAAGGCCGATGAACTCGAGCTTGCCGAGGACGCGCGGCTGCGGAACCGGCAGAGGCGGCAGCGCGGCGATCTCGTCCTCCGTCAGGTCGCGCAGCACCGGAACGGCGACGACGCGGCCCGTCTCCGGGTCGGCGGTCGTCGTGACTTCGCCGGTCTGCGTCTGCAGGCGCGGATCGTACTGGACCGGCGCATAGTCCACCGGCCAGTAGCCGACGCCGTCAAATTCCTCCGGCACCGGGTCCAGCGCAGCCGGCAGGTCGGCGAGGCTCTCGTCGGAGAGGCCGACGAGAGCGGCGGGGAGACCCACGGGCGCGGACGCCGTCAGGGTCGAGAGGTCGACGCGAGAGTGCATGTCAGGCCACCTTTTTCTTCGTTGTCATTACGCCCATCATGCCGGCTCCATGCTGATGACGATCAAGCCGCCGGCGGTCCCGTACACAGAACCTTCGCCCGCTGCTAAATTGCGGTCCGTATCGCTTGAGAGTCCGGGGTAGGGAGTGGCGCCCTGATACATATTACCCGCCCCCAAAGTCATGCGGCTTGAGCCACCGCCGCCGCCGGCACCGCCGAAGCCGTTAGGCTGTCCGCCGCCGCCACCACCACCACCATACCAGCCTTGCCCACCATAGCCGCCGCCGCCGCCGCCGTTGCCGGCGGAGTACAGGCCCCCAGCCGTCCCCGAGTTGCTGTTGTAGCCGATGCCGCCGGCGCCACCTGATGACTGTGACGCCCCTTGACCGGGCTGAGAAGTGAAGCCGTTGCTGTAGGACTGCGTGCCAGCGCTGCCGTTCTGCGCGCCACCAGCACCACCATTGCCGCCCGCGTAATCTTTGCTACCAGCACCAGAGAAACCGCCGCCACCGCCACCCGCCGCAATAAGCTCCGCATCAGCAATGTTGTTACTCACAGTGGAAAGCCAAGACGCCTCACCTCCCCTGTAGAGTGTTGCAGGCTTGGCCGCATAGAGCCAAAGGATTGCGCCGCCAGCGACTGTAAAAGTGGACAGGATGGCGGCGCCACCGCCCCCCACAGCCGCAGTGTTCAGATTGCTAACTTGCCCGCCGGCACCGCCGCCCCCCCATAGCTTTGCCGTGACCGTCGCAGCCTTCGGCACAAGGATGGAATGGCTGCCGTTTCGGAACCATTGCTTGTAAGGGAAGAACGGAAGCTCGCCACCACCCCCGCCCTGCGGACGCGGCGCGAGCCCCTGATCGTAGGACGGCGAAAGACCGTACATCAGAAGTTCTCCGTCTCTGCCGTGACCGCGATGCCGGCGGCCAGCGCAACGGCTGCGGCGACGTACAGCCGTTCGTTCGGCTCAAGCGACAGCGGCTCGGCGAACGAGATGCCGAAGTCCGTCTGCGACGGCGCGGTCGTGTTCGCCATGGTGTAGGCGGACATGACGACAGCCTTGACGAAGTGCATCGTCGTCCCGCCGTCCGTCGAGCGGTAAAGCTGCAACTGCGTGGCCGTGACGGTCGCGCGCGGCACCGCCGTGATCCGGCGGACCAGCCCGCCCTCGGCGCCAGCCGCGTGCAGGAGGACGGCCGCAGTCGGCGCCGTGTAGTTGTTGTTGGCCGCCGTGAGGATCGCGGTACCGGTATCCTTCGCCTGCGCGAATGGTGCGGTATAGGTCTTGGCCATGTCAGCGGGCTCCAGTGTAAGCGATGGCGAGGGCGATCTGGCGGGCTGTCAGGTCAGCAGTCTCGAGCGCATTGAAGCGCGTGTTCGTCGTCTCCGCGTCGGCCTTCAGCGCGATCGCGTCATTCAACGCAGCGACCGCCGCCTGAAGCTCGACTTTCGTTGCCTTGAGCCCCAGCTGCTCTGCCATCGTGGTAGCGAAGTCCGGATCGTTGCCGAGCGCCGCCGCCAGTTCATTGAGGGCGTTCAAGGTCTCCGGAGCCGCCCCGACAAGAGCGGCGATCGCAGTGTCGATATCGGCCTGCGTTGCCGCCCCGTCCGCCAGCACCTTGACCGCCTGCATGACGGTGTCGATGCCGTCGATGGTCGCGGCGAGATTGGGGACGTCCACCCCATAGGGATCATTGTCCCTATGGGGCTTGGCCCAATCGAAGTTGACTGTCCGGTTCACCGGCATCGGTTAGACCTCCGTTGCACGCACGCGGAGCTGCCGCACGCGAGGCCGATCCTTCGGCGTGCCCGTCAGGACGATCTCCTGGCGGGTTTCCAGATCGGCGACAGGCGACTCGAGATACTCACGCTCGATCCAGTCGTCGCCGAGCGCCTTGGTCGCCGTCGCCGTCTGTGCCGTCCAGTCGCCCTCGTCGCCGATGGACACGGCAACCGAGCTGGAGCCCGGCGCCGCGACCTCGACGATCGTGCGGACCTTCAGCGCGCCATTGGTCTGGTCGAGATCGACTGCCTCGGACACGTAGCGCGCCGTCTCTTTGAGCCGGCCCCAGAGGATCTGACACTCCGGCATGACGATCGGCGACAGCGTGGCCGTACCGGTCAGCACCATGCGCAGCGTCACTTCCTCGGTGAGATACTCGTCGAACGGCAGGTGAGTGTTGGGCTCGAATGCGATGACCTCGCCCGACTCGCGCACCAGTTCAAGCCGCACCCGGGTGGCCGGGCTCGGCTCTTCGATGATGAGCAACACCATGATGTCCGAGACGCCCTCGGCGTTGACCACCGAGAGGTCGAACGTGCCGATCTCGACCGTGCGGGTGAGCGACGTGTAGCGCCGCGCCATGATCTCGCAGGTCAGATCGGTGTCCGGCTGCAGGAGCCAAGACTTTGCATTGCTGCCGTCAAAGAAATCGCCGTTCAAGGGATTGCGGCGAATCCATTCCTGTTTGCGAGCATCGAAGCCACGGGGGCTGTCCTCCTCGCTCTGGTCGCCGAGCTGCGCCACCGCCACCGAATGATCGGCGTCGTCGGTCAGGATCGCGATTGCCCGGTAGCTGTTCGCCTGCACCAGGGCGGGGAAGCGGAACGACATTTCCGTCCAGTTGGAAGGCTGGTCGACCGTTGGGCTGGAAACTGTGAAGTCTCCGGGGATTACCCCTTCGGCCAGCGTCAGATCGTCCGGCGTGGAGCCGGTCAGTCCGCGAAGCTCGATTGCCACCGCTTTGTTGACGTCACCGCGGGCGGTGAACTCAATACGCGCACCAGAGATCTGCCGGGTCTCATCGAGGACAAAAGACTGCGCCACCGGATCGATGGTCGTTGCGACTGTCACCGTTGAGGTGACAGTCACGAAGGTCGTGATCGTCAGCGTGTGCGTCCCGATGTACGAGGTCGTACCCTGCGATCCGCCCTGCCCCGTAACCACTACCTCCTTCGTGCCGACGCGCGTGTTGGCGGGGATCAGGAACGACCCCGTCATGACGCCGGAGGAATCGGCGGTCTGGGTGCCATCAACCGTTGCGGTCACGTCGACGCCGTCGAAAGTGATGGTGTCGAGCAACTCGCCTGGCCCCATCATGCGAATGATGAAGCCCACTCGCAGCTGCCGCATGAACGGCATTTCCTGGGTAGTAGACGACACGCTCGTCGACGACGACGAGAAGCTCTCCGTCGACGTAGTGCCGTGCAGACCCTGAGCGATCAGGTCCGGCCGGAAGCCGGTGACCTGAGCGACAAAGGACGACGTCGAGGATGACGACGAATTGGTCTGCTGCTCATCCCAGCGGTCAACCGCCGGACGCAATTCGAGTGGCGACGGCAAAGGGGTGAAGTTCAGGTACTTGTTGATCACCCGGGCCGTCGTCCGAAACGGCTGCGACAGCACCGGCTCTGTGATGAACGGAAGCGAGATCGCGTCCGCGCCGATGTCCACCCCTTCGGGGATGACCTCGATCGGCAGCTGCAGGATGCCCTCGACGATCGCTGCGTCTTGCGTAATGCCGAGATCGCGCTGCAGATCATCGCGGAACGGGTCTACAAACGAACCACGCCGCGACGCCGGGTCACGCTCCTGGATGGTCAGAAGCATGCGCAGCTGTGAGATCAAGTCCACGTTATCGCGCAGCACCCGCAACATTGCTCGCGACTCGGCCTCGGTGATCTTGCGCTGATCGACGTCGGTGATGATGGGATCGATGCCCCAACGGTTGTCGATCCGGGCAAGCGGCGCGAGCGGCAACGGAACCAACGGCGGGACCGCCTTGTAGCGCGACGACAGCCCCTCGATGTAGACGACGGCGCCATCGAGATCGATCGCCACCACGTCGATGCGCGGCAACTTCCAGCGATACTGGATTGACACCGGCTGGCCAACGACCGCGGCCTCAAGCGTGATCGTCTGCCGGCCAACGGCCGTCGGGACGACCGTCGCCACCCAGCGATAGGTCACTGTGTAAGTAGAGCCAGGCGACGGCTCGATGCCTGCCGGCGACCAGTCGACCTTGTCGGCGGTCAGCTTGTAGTCGGTGTTGGCGGTGTAGGTGGTGCCGCCCTGGACAACCGAGACGATCGCATAGACCGGCGTGTCCGGCAGCGCATCCGAACCACCGGCGAGCTGGTGCGTGATGGTGCGCGTCACTTCCTTGATGACGGTCACGACCTGGACGCTGTCGATCGGCCCGTGATTGAGCGTCACGACGCCGCCCTCCGGGTAGATCTGCGTCTCGCCGTTGACCTGCACCAGGTCGGGGTTCTCGACGCGGCGGAAGCGCTGATCGACCGAGCGGCGAACCTCGCGCCCTTCGGCGCGCAGCGTGCCTGCCGAAATGATCAGCGTCTGCTCATCGGTGGCATCGTCGAAGCCGCCGGGCGACACGCGAAAACCGTCGACGATGTGGCTGCCGTGGGTCTGGCGGATATGCCGCTCGACCGCCAGCTCGGCGGACGAGTCCTGCGGTGCCTGAACCTCGTTCTGCAGAACGCCGTCGATGATCGTGAAGACCGGATAGAAGGGATCGCCATCCTTCGCCCAGACGGCGTCGTAGCGCAGGCGACCGGCGAGCGGCTCGCCCTGGCTTTCGGTGTTCGGGACAACGCCCTTCAGCTCGGGATCCTCGACATCGGTGATCGGCGCAGCGGTGACGGCGATACCGATCACAGCGGTGCCGACCATGGCAACGCCGGTGACGGTGCTGTCCGGGACGCGGTGCATGTAGCCGCCGGCCCAGACCTTCGAGTCGCTGACTCGGACGGTGCCGGCGTCCTGGTCGATGATGACCGTGCCGCCCTCGCGCAGCGAAATTGGGCCGAAGGCACCGTCGCCGACTTCGCCAAGCCGGGCATAGGTGATGCCCTGCGCCTCGTTGGCTTCAGCGGACTCAACGAATTGCCGCCCGCGGAACAGCAGCTCCGCATAGCGCTTCGCAACGTAGGCCGCACCCGCCCGCTCGCTGCCGTCTGAATTTTGGCCGTCGAGGCGACGATTGAAATAGTTCGTCAGCGAGAACATCAGACCCTCAAAATGAAGTTGCGGGCAATCGAGGTGCCGGCGGACAAGAACTGCGGGCGGGTCCAGACCAGGCGGTTCAAATCGCCGGGATCCGACACGTCGGCCGGGGCGATGATCGTCTGGCCCTGCGGCACGCCGGCATCGATTGTCGGCGATGAGAACAATCCGATCTCGCGGATCGTCTCGTCGGGATAGGTGCCGGCGGGCACCGAGAGGCGCACGCGGGCCCAGCGGGTGCGGGTCTCGCTGACCGAATACTTCGTGCCGGTGTCGGACAGGATCAGCCCCGCCTCGTCTGGGATGAGAAAGCCCTGAACGGTGGCGCGGGCATAACCGACGAGATCGAGGACGCCGGTGGATGACAGAGGTGGCGACGGCGGGTTCGCGTCCTCCCACAGAGCATCCCAAGCGGCATCGCCGCGCGACAGGGCGAACAGGAAGGTCAGGCCGACCAGCTGCTCGGCCATGACCTCGCGGCCACGGGTGGTCAGGATGTCGGCGCTCATGCGACCTCCACTGAGGTGGGAATGATGGTGAGATCGCCGCCAACGGCCCACGATCCGGATGGGTAGAAGCTTGGCCAGGCCGCCGGCTTGACGTCGGTGAGCGCGAAGGTGTCGTCTGTCTCTTCGTCGCCTTCGGCAATCGCGTGCGGACGGATGCCAAAGCGATCGACGTCCAGCCGCATGCCGCCGAAGACCAGCGCCGTCGTCGTAACGTCGACCTCGACGCCGAAGCCGACCTCATTGGCCGTCTCGGTTTCCGGGTTGCCGATCCAGCCGAAGGACACCTTGGCGCTGACGCCCGGGATCACCTCGCCGGAATAGCCGTCCATAAGGCCGTCATCGAACCGGTGCTTGTCCATGCGGACAGGGCGATGGTCCCGGCCGATCGAGAACATCCGGAACAGCTCGTCCTCGGATGCCTTCGACAGATTGATGATGCCCTCAAGCTGGGCGATCTGGGCGATGTCCACCGGCGTCGTCGTGAAGCCGACCTGGAGTTCCCACCAGTTGTGCCGCTGGTCGGAGGGGGCGACCGTGCCCTCGCTTTCGACCCAGCCGATGCCGATCTCGATGCCGCGATCTGTGCCGCGACGCGCCTGCCAGGCCGGGCCCTCGGCCAGCACCTTGCGATAGTCGCGCACATACGGAACGACGTCCTCGAGGCCGTAATCCCAGATGAACCAAGGCACCCAATCATCTGGGGTGATGGTGATGCCGTAGTTCTTGATGGTCCCGATCAGACCGCCGTATCGGCCCAGCGTGTCCCACGTCGCAGCAAGCGCGACCGTTGCCGGCCCCGCGTTAGACGGCAGAAGCTCTGCACTCATGACGTCAGCCGGAACGTCGTCAGCGTGATGGCGCCAAGGCGGATCGCCTCATTGAAGCCGGCATAGGCGTTCGCCCAGCCCTGCAGCTCGACCCGCTGAATGCCGGCCCGGTGCAGGTGCTTCTCGACATAGGACCGGGTCAGGTCGAAGCCGAGACGCTGGTCCGCCGCCATCGCCTCGATCAGTGCTTGTTCCGCCTGATCGATCACGCTCTCGGGTGTCTCCGGGTACAGGTAGACGTGAGCCGACACGTTCTTCGTGGTGATGATCGCCGGCACGATCTCCACCGTGACATTGCGCGACCGAAACGAGGGATCGTTCAGCGCCGTCGTCAGTCCCGCCTGCAGCTCCGGCGTGATCAGCCCGCCATTGTCCGACGTCAGCACCGACAGGATCAGCACACGATCCGAGAAGTCGCGCGTCTCGGCGGTGACCGCGACGTCGCGCACCAGGGGGTCGAAGTTGCGGGCGGCGGACTTGTAGTAGTCGTCCGGCCCGGCTGCCGATTTGCCCTTCCAAGCGAGCCGAACACGCTCGCGCAGTGCCTCGTCGGTCTCGTCCGGCAGCCGCTCCAGACCGATCCGGGTGGCATGAAGGTCGAGATCTGTCCCGGTCGCGAACGATGACAGGAGCGCCACGCGAGCCGCATCGTTCAGACGGGCGACGAAATGCATGTCGCCATAGGCGGCGCTGCGGGCTGCGATCGTGCCGGGGTTGGCGGGAAGACCGGCGACATTGTATTCAACGCCGGCTTCGAGCATCCGCTCGACGAAGTCCCCAAGCCGCTGAGCGCGTGTCGCCTCATAGTCCAGCGGCTGCACGATGACGGGCCGAGGCAACCCTTCCGTGGTGAAGCGGCTCATCGTGCCCTCGCATAGCCGTCAATGAACGAAAGCCCGAAGGTCCGCACGCCCTCGACCGTGTCGTCGCCGAGATGGGCGTTCGGTCGCCAGTCGACTTCGAGGCGGAACCCGGCCCGTCCCGTCCGGATCTCGTCGACCGTACCGGACAGATCGACACGTCGAACACGAAACCGCGGCTCCCAGAGATCGATGCCGGTCATCAGCAGCGTCTGGAACACGCCGAACAGGCGCGCCGTCATGAGCCGTCCCAAAAGCTCGACGATCCCGGCGCCGAACTCGCGCAGCATGACCATCTCGCCGAGCCGGGTCGTGAAAATGATCTCGACTGACTGCAGCGCGGAGGCATAATTGTCGATCACCTGCCCGGTGCGCCGGTCGATGTCGGCCATCAGGAGCGCTTCTGATCGTCCGTGGTGGCGACAGCAGTCTTGGCCTCGCCCTTCGGTTTGCTGGCGGTAGTCTGCCCGTCCAGCGAGATGCGCGCATAGCCAAGGTCGAAACGTGCCTGTGCGTCCGTCAGCTCCACCTTGCGGTTCTTCGGGACGGGCTGGCCGTTCACCCAGTCCACGCCATCCCTCACGCGGTAGGTCTTCGTTTCCATCACGATGTTCCTTCAGCTGTTGTCGGCATGGGTTGGCGATCCGGTTGCAATGACGGCGCCGCATTCTGTCGGATCACCCACGCGGGCCACCGCACGCCCGTCACGGCTGTAAACCGGGGAGCCCGCGATGATGGGATTCGGCCCGTGGATGGGGCAGTCGTAGATGTCTCCGACGCGGGCAATCGCGAGACCATCGGCCGAACCCGTTGGGGAGCCGGTGACGATGGCACCACCGTGCGAGCCGGCGTCCGTCACCCTTGCAACTGGCGGCATGTCAGGGGTTCACGTCGAAGCGCGGAACGACAAAGCGGATGTTCGCCCCAATCTCGAACACCACGTCCGCGTCGGCATTCAGCATCAGCTTGCCGTCGACCACCTCGAGGCGCACTCCCGCATCTTCGAACACGTTCGCTTCCATGTTCTGGTTCGGCGAGGGGTTTGCGTCGGAATAGCCGGCGCGGATCATGAAGCCCTGGCGCGGGTCGCCGGTCGGGTTGACCACGCCGACCACCTGTCCCGGCTTGAGCGGAATGCTGGTCTTGCCCGTCTCGGGATGCGGATACCACGGCGACAGGAACGGCCCGTCGTCGCCCTCACCCAGCTTCAGGCGGTAGCCCTTCACCGGATCGATCTGCGCGACCGGCCCGACCTTCATCGCCGTACCGAACGCAGACTTCAGGAACTCGACATCGGAGCGCAGGGCGATGATCTCGGCGATCACGACAGGACCTCGATCGTTCCGGACCGGTCGATTTCCGCCGCACCCTGCCCCATTTCCGGGGTGACACGGTCCTCGTCGCCGGCCAGCGGCCCGCGGCCAAGGGCGTGCAATTCCGCCGCCGTCATCCCGTGCCGGCGCTGCAATGTCTTCCAGTCCGGGTCGCTGCCGCCTACGAGCGATTGCATCGTGGTCGCCTGCGCCTGATAGATCGGATCGTCCGTGCCCTGCAGCTTCGTCAGGAAGGCCGCCAGCGGGCTCTGTGGATCGAGCGCTTCGCCGCGCACCGGATCGTCCAACAGGCTGAGCGTGATGCGGATCTGGTGGCCGGCGAGACGCTGGCCGTCAGTGTTGCGGCGCCCGCCAATTTCGACCTTCGCCACGCTGTAGTGCAGACCGCGATAGATTTCGGCCCAGGCATTGTCGGGGTCCGACAGCGCATCGAGGACCTGCCGCTGGACGACATCCAGATAGAATTCGAAGGCACGGTCCGACGGTGGTATCGAAATCCCGACGATTTCCGAGACGTCGGTTTCCGGATTGGTCGCGGTCATCGCCATCGAGACGCCGGACTCGATCACCAGAACGCACATGCCGTTCTCGATGAGACTGCGGCCGGTGATGCTCTCCGCGGCACCCGTGTCGGTGTAGACGCTGACGAATGGACGATCCTCGTCCGTGCGCAAGGTGCCGTCGGCCTGAATGTCCAGCGCGCCGTTCGGACTGTCGAGGACATTCTCGCCGACCAGCGTCTGTCCCTTGATGGCCTCGACGGCGGCAATCCGGAGAGCGATGCGAGCGAGCGACATCAGGCCTCTCCGAGCGCCAGGATGAGGCGGCTTTCCCCGCGATCGTCCACACGCAGCACTTCAAACAGCGGATGCCCGGACCGAGACAGTGCACGGACGCGGTCGCGGGTATCGACGGCAGGGCCGGTATAGGTCGCCGTGTTGATGTGCAGCTCGGACTTGCCCGCGGCGAGCTGAGTGCGCCAGGACTGAGCATAGCCGCCGGCCATGTTGTTCTCATCGCCGCCGCCGACCCGCAGCACCGCTTCAATCTCCACCGACGGGCGCGCCGGATCGTGGGCGCCGTCCTTCATAAACGTCAGGCGGACGGGCTCCGCAAACGCCTTGTCGGTGGCCGCCAAGGTGCGGTCCCTCACCTCGTGAAAGCGAGCGGCAACAGGCATGACGATCTCCGGGAAATGGAAGGGCCGGCTTGAACCGGCCCCGCCTGGTTACGCGGCGTTGAGAGCCGCGATGATCTCTGCCTTGGTGTCCGAAGACTTCACCTCGACGCCGCGCTTCTCAGCCTCGGCGACGAGTTCGTCCTTGGTCATCTTGTCAAGATCGGCGGCACTCTCGCCGCCGTCGGCCGTCACGATATCGTCCGATGTCGTACCGCTGTGAAACTGCCCGGCCTTGCGGAATTTGCCGTCATAGAAGCCGGCCTTCGCGATCATCTCGCCCATTACGATGCCCTCCCGGTGAGGATCATCTCGGGGCGGGTGCAGACGAACAGCGGGTAGGAGTAGATCTCCACCCGGTCCCACGCGTCCCGGCCCGACGTGTCGGCCAGCATCAGCCCGTAATATTCCCGGGCCCGCTGGTTGAGATACGGCTTGAACTCGTTGGCCGGCGAGAAGCCGACCTTGAAGGCGCCGCGAGCCCCGATCGGGAAGAACTTCGCCTTGTTCGTGTCAATGGCGATGGTCGAGCCATCGTCGGTGCCACGATAGTTGATGAAGGTGATGCCCTCGATCTCGAACGAGGAGTAACCCTCGATGTTCTCCAGGGTCGCCGCGCGATCGCCATTGACGAGGCGCGTCTCCTTCACCTGCGGATGATTGAGGAGCGCATCATAGAAGGTGTCGCCCACCAGCGCAGCTACTCGCGTGGCCGGCGTCCAGAGCCCCTTCGACGCCTTCATCATGGCCCGCTTGATGTCGCGGCACTTCTTGCGAACGTCGGTGGCATCCGTCGTCAGCGCGAAGTTGACCTCGGCGGGTGCCGTGATGTTCCACTCTTCGAACCAGTCGATGATCGTGGAACCGTCGGAGTCGAGCACCTTCCCCTGAATGGCGCCGAAGCGCATATGCTCCCACGTCAGCTCCAGATCGTTCATGATCTGCGCCGTGCGATCAGCCAGTTCCTGCGACACGTCGCGGGTCTGAACGTCGAACGGCAATGCGGCAACGCCTGCCAGCTCGGCGGCGTAGATCGTCGAACCCTTGGCGAGCCGGGTCGTGTTGAACGGCCGGACCTTCGCGCCTTCCGGGATCAGTTCCTCGGGCGGCGCTCCCATCTCGGAGGTCGGGATGAGGGACAGCGTGCGATCCCGGTCGGCAATCGCGATGGTGCGAGAGCGCGAATAGATCGGTTCGAAGATCCCGAGCGAGCCCAGAAGCTGCGGCCGGAACTCGGTGCGCTCCACGATCTCTTCGTGGAAGTCGATCACGCCCCAACCGTTCTGGTTGAAGATGTATGTGACAAGTGCCATCGATTCAGCCCTCCTTATCGGCCGACAATGCCGGCGGCGGCCAGGGAGGCGAGCGCGGCGGTTTTCTGCGGGTCGGTGGTGCCGTCTGCGAACACCAGCACGTCGGCGTGCACTTCCGTGTCGCGGACGGTAAAGGCGCGCCGCACATCTGCGGCGGTGGCATCGCAGCCCTCGTAGAGGATGGCTGCGGCGGTCTCGCTGCCATCGGCGGCGGCGGGCGCAAACGGCACATACTTGCCGGTGGCGGTCACCTTGCCCATCACGGCGCCGGGCTTAAGAACGCCCGCGCCGCTGGCGATGACGCCCTGCTCGCGTGAGCGATAGCCGTTGGCCTCGGAAACGATGTAGTGACCCGCTCCAGAGAAGCGGTCTTCGGTCAGAATTGCCATGGGGGAGACCTCCTCTTAGCGGCGCTTGTTGGTGCGGGCGACGGCGTCGGCGAGGACGGACTTGTCACCCTTCGCCGAGGGCGCGCCGCCACCGGTGAGACCTTCGCCATTCAGGCGACGACGGTCGTTCCCTCCGCTCTCGGCCTTCGGCGCGGCGGCGAGGATGGCCTTGGCCTTCTCGGCCGTGACGCCGGCATCGGCGAGCGCCTTCGCCTGAACTTCGTTGCCCTTGGCCTCGTCGAGCGCCATGATGGCGTCAGCGTTGGCGCGGGCATCGCGCTCGGCACGAAGCTCGGCCAGTTCCGCATCCTTCGCGGCCTGGGTATCGGCATCCTGCGATGCCTTCAGCGTTGCGTTTTCGGCACGAAGCCGTTCGAGTTCGGCGGTGGTGTCCCCGCCCTTCTTGTCGTCCGACATGGATGTCTCCTTGTTCTGTCGGGTGGCAGCGGCGGACGGGCCGCCCTCTTTGGCCGCGTGAAGCGTCCAATTCTTTTCACGGGCGCGGGCGATCAAGCGCTCCGGCGCATGTGCGAATATCTGTTTGTCGCCATAGGCGTAGGCCGGGGCAGCGCTCGCGAAGTCGACGACATCAGCCGACTTGCGGTCAGCGAATCCCGCCTCGACCGCCTCGTCGGGGCCGAAGTACGTTTCCGCCTTCATCCACTCTCGGATCTGCGCTTCGGGCTTGCCCGTCTTCTGGACGTAGGCAGTGACGTATGTGTCGGTAACGAGCCGCTGGATGTTCGCGGCGCTTGCCAGGCCGTCGCTGTTGGCAGCGAATAGGCTGACGCCGGGCTCGTGGATCATCACGATCGAGCCGCTGCTGATCACGCACTCAGTTGCCGCGCAGGCGATGATCGTCGCGCTCGACATCGCCATGCCGGCGATCACGACGGTCGTCTTGCCTGACCTCGCCCTGATGGCGCTGGCGATGCCCTCGGCGTCAAAAACCAAGCCGCCCGGCGAGTTCAAATAGATGGTCAGGTCGCGATCAACGCCCGCTTCAGCGAGCGCATAGAGAGCCTCGCCATGGGTGAAGAAATCGCCGAACAGATCGAAGCCGACAGCCCCGACAAGATGCAGATCCTTGCCGTCAAAAAATGCGGGCATTGATGATCCTCAAAATTTTGGCAGCGAATAGGGGTTAGCTCGTGGCCAACCGGGATCGGTGCTGCGACCTAGTAGGGACGCGCACGCCCAGAAATCGCGTATCGGGTTCGCCTACCCGACAGCCGCTCACACCGGCGTTCGGCAATCCGGAGGGCCGCCTGCACGTTTTCGATGGATGCCTTCGCCCATACTGTTGCGTCGGTACCGAAGCGGGCCTCTGTGACCATCTCGCCAGACAGCATCGCCATCTCGATTTCGCGAAGCTTCTCCGCGCGAACGCACCAGTCGATCTCGGCCATCAGGTGTCCTGCCTCGCCGGCTCGCGGTTGCCCGGCGCAGCCATCCCATCAGGACCGCCGCCCCCGCCCTGGCTGCGGCCGAACGGGATCGGAATGCCGTCCGCGGTCATCTGCTTGATCTCGCGGGCGATCTGCGTCAGCACTTCCTGCGGGTTCTTGCCGAGCGCGATCGCCTCGTCGGAATGCGACGACAACCCGAGCTCCATCCTGATCCGTGCAGCAAGAGCGTCCTTGGCGGGATCGGCAGACGGACGCTCCGGTCCCTGGAATTCAGCCTGGAAGACACTCTCGCGATCGCGGGTGAAGGCTCGATACCCACCCTTGAACTCGATCTTGCCCGAGCTGATCATCTCGTCGAGCCATCGTTCGTAAATCGCCTGCGCAAACGGCGCCACAATGCGGGTGCGACGACGCATCACCACCGGCCAGATGCTGGCGACACCCATGCGAACCGACGAGTAGGTCGCGTTGGAATGGTCCATCGCGAAGCTCTCGAAGGTGATGCCGAGGCACCGCGCCATTTCTCGCTGCAGGTTCTGGAAGAACGGCTTATATTCCGAGCCCGGCGTGGCGGCCGTCTTCAGGTCCAGCTCTTCGCCCGGCCCGAGGTGCGCGATCCGCGAAGGATCGGTGATCGAGACCCCATGTTCCTTCAGGCTGGCAATGCGCTGGCCCCAGACTTCGTAGAGGTCTGAGCGCAGCTCACTGGTGAAGGACGTCCACTCCGCGGCAGTGTAGCCCTCCGGCGGATCGGTATCGTCGATCGTCTGAATGGCCTCGAAAGCCTCGCGGCTCGCCTCGGGGCTCTTGATGGTCGCCGCGAAGATCGTCTGCAGCAGCGCCGTCGCCAGTGTCGCGTCGGCAAGCTGGTCGGCCTGCGCTACGACTTTGAGCGCCGGCGCCAGCACGGAGATGCCACGCGGCGCGTTGAGGTTCTCGCCACGATCCATGACATGGATCACATCGGCAGCCGGGATATCCTTGTCGCGCTCGATGCCGTCCGCATTCTCACGGAACCGGTAAACCCTCGGCCGACCAATACCATCGTGGAAGATGCCCTGGTCCATTCCCTCGAACAGTCTCGACGTGCGCGGGCAGCGGTGCGGAGCGATGAGCGAGACCTTGGTGCCGGTCTCACAGCCCAGCCGCCGACGCTCGCTGTCCGTCAGTTCGTCGAAGACGCCAAACGCCTCGCCGTAGGCCAGGTAGGACCGCAGCGCCGCGTCGAGCATTTCGGCCACGGTCGATTTGCCTGCGAGGTCGCATTCCTTGGGATTCCACGCCCAGCGCCGCCAGGCCGCCTCGACGGTCCGGCACCAGTCGTTCGCTTCGTCGTCGCTGTAGCCGAACCGTGCCAGGTCCGCCCGGCAGTTCAGCTTCAGTTCCTCGCCGATCGTATCGCAGAGGATCTGCGTGACGGCCCCAGCGATCCAGCCGGAATTGCGCATGAAGTCGAGGGCGAGTGCCGAAGCCCGCTCGGCCGCCTCCCGCACATCATGCTTGGCGTCCCGCGTGATCGCCCGACGCATGGCGAGGATGCCGGACTTGTCGCCGCGCAGATACCGCGCGGTGGGGCGCGTCGGCGCAACGGCCGTCGAAGGCTTCGCGCCTCCGCGAAACCATTGCGTCAGAGCGTTCATGCGGGATCCTACTTGTATGAATTCCAGCGACCACGGCGGCGGTCGCCCTGCGGCTTCGTGGCCGTCGTCGAGCGCGTCTTGGCGAAGGGGCTCTCGTCCGCCGCGATGAAGAGGTCAGGCTCGGCGAGATCGCCATGCACGGCGACGAGAAGGTCCGCCCAACGCTCAGCCGTCAGGCGGCGTTTCCGTTCCAGGTGCCACGCCAACGCAAACGCGTAGACGGTGGCATCGAACCAGTCGTTCTTGCGTCCGACAATCTTGCGCCAGACCCGCTGCGCCGACGGATTGATCATCCTGCGGCCGCGCTTTGCCTTCGCCGCCTGAATATCCTCATCAGGATCGACCAGGCGCTCGGCAGTCAGCTCCTGCGCAAATTCCTCGTCACACAGATCCGGCGGTAGGTGGATGGTGTTCCGCGGCCACCGCCCGGCCTCGTCCGTTCCCTGCACGAGATTGGCGAGACCAGCGGTGACCTCGGTCTTGATGTCGTAGTTTCCGACTGGATAGAGCAGCACCTTTGAAACGATGCGGCCCCGCTGATCCTTGATGTCACGCTTCACCGGCGTGCCGAGCCAGGGCAGACCCGACTGATGGCGACCGTCGAGGGCGTGGACGTTCGGCCTGCCGGCGCAGAATCGATAGACGCGATCTGTCGAGAAACCGGAATCGATGCCCGAGAGATCGATATCCTTCTCGCCGCCACCCGCCGTCGGATAGCTTCGACCAAGGGCGTCGGCCAGCTGGATCCATGGCTCGTCGCTTTGGTCAGGCGCGCCTTCGAAGAGTTCGCGATCGACCAGCCATCGCTGCCCACGCGGCCCGATGGCGTAGACCAGCCATTTGATACCATACCCCTGGACGTCGGCAGCGGAGACGATGAGACCGGCCTCCTGCGGCACCATGCGGGCCTGAAACGGCTGGGCCCGGGCTGTCTCGACGATCTTCTCCCACTCGACTGTAACGCCACCCGGATCATAGGGCTCGGCCAGATCCTGCTGCAGGAACACGCGCAGCTTTGTGGTGTCGCCTTCCGCCTCGATCCAACGATTCCAGATGTCGGCGAAGCGTTCCCGGGGCGCATAGGCCGCCCACAGGTGATAGCTCGGCTGCCAGTCTCTGCAGCGACCTTCGCACGGCTTGCAGATCCACTCCGGCATCTCGTCGGGCGTCAGCGCCTGCGGAACTGGCGATGCGCCTTCAGGAACTCGCGTGGCGATCCATTCGGCGCGGCCAAGCATCTCCGGCTTGTGTCCGTCGATGATCGCGCCGTCACAGGAGACGCAGCGAAAATGCACCGGGCGGGCCGGCTCCTCGCTGGCGGGCTGCATCTGCTCGAAGCCGAGTGCCTGGAACACGCTGCAATGAGGGCAGGGCACATACAGATACCTGCGATCGCCAGCTTCGAAGTCCGAGGTGATCGCGCATTCGCCGGCGAGACCAGGCGTCGAACCCTGCCATTCCTTGGCGAGGTCGCCGTACATCTTCTGTCGCGCTCGCGCCTGGTCACGTGGGGAGCCGCGACCGTCCACGTCGCGCGGGTAGCCGGTCGATTCGTCCATCGCCAGGTACTTGATCGAGACCATCTGCAGGCCCTTCGACGACCCGGCGTTCACGACCTGGGCGAAGCCGCCGGCAAATCGTTTGAACGAAGTCGTCGAGCCCTGCTCGTCCCGACTGTTGACCGGCAGCACCTTGTGCGAGATCCGCGGGCTCGCCTCGATCGTCGGCTGCAGCTTGATCCGGTTGAACTTCGTCGCCTCTTCCAGCGTCGGGAGAACGATCATCATCGAGCCGGGTGCCTGATCGACAATGAACCCGAACCAGTTCTCTATCGCGGTCGATTTGCCGAGCTGCGCCGCCCAGCGCGCCGTCACCCGCCTCGCCGGATGATCCGGGTGCAGGCAGTCCTGCGGCTCTCGCAGATACGGAACCCTGTCGGTGCGAAACGGGCCCGGCCATGGCGATCCCGACTCCGCCGACACGACACGGTAGCGATCAGCCCACTCGCTGATCGTCAGATCCTCGACGGGGCGACTTGCTGCTTCAAGGCCCTTGAACAGGATCTCGGCACCCTGAGGCAGGCTGCCGAAGTGCTCGCGGGCCGGATGGAGTGTCATTGCAGTTCGATGCCCCGGGCAGCTCGATCAACGTCCTCTGCCTCGCCACCGGCATCGCGCGTGCGCTGGATCGCGTCGAGGCGGTCGAGCAGCTCGCGGTGGAAGACTTCCAGACCCTTCCGGCTGAACTGCTTCAGGGCCAGGCGTGCGGTGCGCTCCTCCCAGCCATAGCGAACGGATAGGCTGGCGGCCTCCGTTTCGATCGCCCGGTCGAAGGCGCTCTGCATCAGTGCAACGGAATCACGTCCGGCCTGGTCGACTTCAGCGACCACAGTCAGCTGCCGGCGGCGCACCGCCAGGTCCATTTCCTTTAGCTCGGCATCGGCCTGCGCCTTGCGGGCGGCACCGTCCGACTGGGTGCCGGCAAAGCGCTTGGTTGCACCACCAGCCTTTGCAGGAGCAACGGCGCCGGCCACCGCTGTGCGGATGCGGATGTTCTCGCCGCGATGCTGTTGCAGCGCGTCCAGATCTACCAGGTTCGACTGGCCTGCCCGGCGCAGCGGCAACGCCTCGGCATGCTGCTTCAGATATCGCGAGAGTGTGGAGCGGTCGACGACATCGCCGGCAGCCGAAAGCCGCGACGCCGCATCGGTGATCGAGACCCACTCACCCTCAAGGCTGGCGCCGGTCATCGTGGCCTGTTCATCGCTCATCGTGCCGTTCCGTGCACCGCACGTGTGCCGCACGTGCGTTCCGTGTACCCCTTTTCGAGGGTGCTACTGGCGAAATCTCGGGCGTTTCCTACC